TCCAGGGTTCTGACAACTCGCTGTGGAGAAATCTTTGGGTTTGCTTGGCAATATTCGCTTATCTTCCGGGTAATGGCCTCTGCGAGCACGGTTGCGGTCGTGGTCCCGTCGCCGGCCTCGTTGGCCGTCCGGACCGCAGCATCACGAACCGATTCCATGATGAGTTGCGAGGTGCTGTCATTGAACCCAAGGTGCCTGAATACCGTTACCCCGTCCTTCGTGACCATTGGCGGCAGTCCCACTTCCTGTCTCTCGATGAGCACCGGCATCCCGCCCGGTCCCAGAGTCGCCCCCACCATGTCCGCGCAGGTCTTCAGGGTGCTGAGAACTTTCTTCTGCAGCTGCGGACCTTTTACGAACATGTCTTTGCTTACTGACTTTGGCTTCTGATATTGCATCTTGGTCCTCGTTGACGATGATGGTCCGGTCGTTGGCCCATCCTTGTCCCAAAAAATATCTTTTGCGTCGAACGGAGATTATACCACCTTCTTGGAACTTTTTCAGGTATCTCTGAGTTTGACTTCGGCTCAACCCCGAGGCTGCAGCAAGTTGTTTATCACTCATGGTGCAGGGATTTCTCCTCCCGAGAATCATGAGCAGGACTTCTTTTCTATTGACCTCTTTCCCGATTCGGTCGTTGAGAAGGTCAGGGTACATCTTCATGAATGACCAGAGGCTCTTTTGTCTTTCCTCGTGAGAAGCGAACTCAACTAGCTCCTGGTAAACGACCCTGTCCGGAAGAATTCCTGGCGGGGTCAAGGCCTTCATCCTGAGCCATTGTTCTTCCGGGGATGGTTCTCCGGAGTCTACAGACCCAACGTAAAAAACTTTCCCGTTTCTGGGGTCCGCGAAGGTAAAAATTCTGCCTTTCCAAGCTTCTGTCACGGCCGGTATGGTAGCACGAACGATGAGGCTTCACCAACACTGAAGCCTCATCCGAAAGAAAAAATAAAACGGTGCTTCACAGTACCTACATCTCTGAAGCGTCAGTTTATTTTTCCTCTCCCCGGATCTGAAGCCTCAGTTTATTTTTGATGAGGCTTCAGTGTCACTATCTAAATCCTATTATCATGACACATATAAGAAGGTGATTTTTTGAGTTCGTAGAATTCTGACAGCTTAACAAATTGGCTGCGCCTTAATGGGAAAAATTTTCTTTTTCGCGTCAGAGCCCCGGTTTGGTGTATACTCAAAGTCTTGAGGTGGATGACAATGCTCGTGAACTTCGTCGGTAGTCCAGCAAGTGGGAAGACCACTACCGCGGCTATGCTCTTTGCTACCCTGAAGGAAAGAGGATTGGCAGCTGAGTTCATCACCGAAGTAGCTCGTTACTACATCGCTGAAAGAAAGTTTTTTCTGGCTCTGGAGAATTTGGAAATGCCGGTTCTCTACGACCTAGACCAATGCAAAATCATGGACCGTCAATACAGGACAGAGTACACGATGGTCATCAACGGAGGAAGAGATTCTCTGATTATCAGCGATGGAAGTCCATTGAACTCTCTTCTCTACATGACTCCGGAATTTCGCCAGAACCCCTTGATTCAAGACCTCGTGGAAAGAACCAAACGGCTAATGGAAGGTCCATGTGGTCTACCAAAGTCCCTGACGTTTATCTGTGCCCCGGTAGACCGTGACCGCAACATCCCCGACCCTAACAGAGCCCATGACTTAGAGCAGATTAAGAAAATCGATAGTCAACTCATTGACGTCATGAATCAAACCGGATTGGGACTGCTGACAGAACCCGGAGTCTTTCTGGAGGCACTTGGGGAATGGAAGGAAGCCCGCTGGATTTGGTTGACCGGTGACACTCAGCGAAGACTTACCGATGCCTTGGAATGGGTTTACCGAAGGTTATGTGAATGAAAAAAGTTCGTTGCTTTATTTGTCAGAGAGTGTTCAAGCATCGGCAACCAGGAATCTGGGTGGCCCGACACTTCCCTAACTGCCCAAAGTGGAAGTACCTGACAGAGCCGCGTCGCCTGGTTTATCGAAATGGTTCCTGGTGGGATGAATGAGCATTCTTGACGTTGTTGACCCGGTACGGATGTACATCCGCGGATACGAAGACCGTCTGGGAGAACTTCAGACCGGTCTCACGTACGTAGACAAGAAAGTCGACTACCTGATTCAGAGGCACAGGCACGCTCACTGGTTCCGGCGAAAGTATGGAGAAGAAGCCTACCAGGAAAAGATGAAAACCCTCAAGGCTGAGCGGAAGAAGTGTTTGCTCTTCATCGACGAAGAAGGAATGTGGACTTACTCCGGTCTCAAGTCCTTTGTCGAGTCCATTGTCCGATCCGACGAAATCCGTTCCCAAATCGAATATCCAGAGCCAAAACTCATGGCCTGGGACGCCAAGCCCGTGAATGAGAGGTATCCGTATCAGTTCACGGCCACCGAGAAAATGCTCCACCACCGTCACTGTGCCGTGGAACTCGCGACCGGCCTCGGGAAGACTTTTATTATTCTTCATCTGGTGAAGGAACTCGGTTTGAAGACTTTGGTCATGGCCCCGAGTCTCAGTATCGCTGAGCAGATTCGGGACCTGTTCATTGAACACTTCGGCCGGCGTCGGGTTGGACAGTTTTTTGACGGCCGGAAAGAAGTCCACAAGCTCATAACCGTGGGCATTCCGCAGTCCCTGATTAGAATCGAAGAAGATTCCCCGGAGCAGCAGGCCTTAAGCCAGGTCCAGGTCTTTATTGCCGATGAATCCCATCTCTGCCCAGCACAGACCCTGGCAAACGTCTGCTTTGGGCTTATGAAGGCCGCTCCCTACCGATTCTTCTTCTCGGGTACCCAGATGCGAAACGACGGCCTGGATACGCTCCTTGGCGCTATAACCGGGCCAGTCGTTCTTCGCATGACTGTCCGTGAAGGAGTTGACCACAATCCTCCGTACCTTGCCAAGCCCGTGTTCAGGATGGTCAAGACTTTTTCTCAGTCTCCGTTCCGGGGTCAGGACGTGAATGACATGACCCGGACGCATCTGTACTACAACCCTGTGGTTGTCAGCCAAGCGGCTTTGATTGCCAACAATTCCGTGGCGGCCTACGGTCACCCGGTATTGATTCTCGTGGATGAGATTGAGCAGTTCGTCCAACTTCTGCCTCAGCTCCGGCATCGGGTCGGATTTGCTCATGGGCCTTTGGACGCTGAGAACAAAGGCAAGGTCCCTGACGCCTATCATGTCAGTGAGCCGAACTTTCTGGTTCGAGAATTTAATAATCTGCGTTTGCCTATCCTCGTCGGTACCAGCTGCATCAGTACGGGTACTGACGTACAGGCAGTGAAGACGATGATAAACCTCCGCGGCGGAAAATCAGAAATCGAGGTCCGCCAATCTGTAGGTAGATGTACGAGACTTCATAAGCCCGGAGAGAAAATAGCCTGCAATATCTTTGACTTCGACGTCGCGAACGTTGAACCGGTGAGCCGGCATGCGAAGTTCCGGAAGAAGGTGTATGAGGAGATTTATGGTCCCGTGGAGGACGTAGACTGGCGAATGAGTCTGGGAAAATGAGATGTGAAAAACGCACTTTGTCATCCCGAACGACGACATTATGCCAAAGGCTTGTGTGAGTCGTGTTGGCGCCGGGAGCGGTACAATCGAAAGCTAAAGGGTTACTACCAGCAAAGATACATCGAAAATTCAGAACAATTTCGGGAGTATTCGCGGGGTTGGAGAAAAAGGAATCCGGGGGCGGCGAGAGCGAAGGGTACCTTACAGCATCGTTTTGGCAATCTACTCCAAGTATCTAAAAAACGTCGGCTGGAATGTACGCTTGCTTTTGAAGATTTTCTAAAGCTCGCAGCCCAAAAATGTACTTATTGTAATGGTTTTTTCGGCGGCAGCAAAACCGGATACGGCCTTGACCGAGTTGACAACAGCGTTGGTTATACTAGGGAAAATGTGGTTAGTTGTTGTCCCACATGCAATAAAATAAAAAGCGACCATCTTACATTTGAAGAAACCTGTGCCGCTGTACGTGCTATAATCACAGTACGTCAGGGGAATCAGGTTTCTAATGAGTGTCGATGAATCAGCAGAGCATTTTCAGGTATTTGCCTCCAATCTGGAGAAGTGCATTGAGAAGTACGGCCCCGGCGAAGACGAATCCCTCCTGGAGCGCCAACGCCGACAGATAAAGCTCCTCATCAGCCTTGAGACCAAGTTCCGGAAGGTTCTCCTGGAGCATCGTTGGGGTCCGGGAATCTACCGCCGGTTCGTTCACTTCATTTGCGAGGAACGCCGAAACATTCTCGCCGCCAGGCCCTACTTCCGGGAACGACAGACGGTTTTCACGAAGTACATCAGCAACGCCCTGAAAAAGAAACGCGACCGGTCTCTGTATCGATTCCGGTTCAATTACATGTTCGTGCTCTTTGCCCTCCGTTGCTACCGATGGCGGGCCGGTAGCGAAGTCGTCGCCTTGGCGAAGCAAATTGAATCCATCCGTCGGGAACTGATGGAAATGAACATGCCCTTGGCTATCAGCCAGACGCGAATTTTCTGGTCCAGCACCCCAAGGTCTCACCTCTCGTATATGGACCTGATTCAGATTCATTGTGCCGGCCTCCTGGCAGCCATCGACAAGTTCGTGCCCGGGAGCACCCGCGGGATGACTAAGACACAGGCCCTGGAGGAATATCGCAAGTTCCGAGCCGTGGCAATCGGAAGAATGATTGGAGACCGTATAGAGCAGTACTCTGAGACTCTGATTCACTTCTACCCTGTCGACAAACGGAAAATATATCGTGCCAATAAACGGCTTCGGCAATTTCCGGACCAGATTGACCACGAGGCCCTGTCGCAACTTGTCAACGCTGAAGTCGACAATCCCGCTCACCGAACCAACGCCGCGGAAATTGCTGACTTACTGGCTTCTGCCTCGGTTCTGAGCCTTGATGCTGAAACTGAATCCGAGCCAGATGGTATAATCAGCAGGTACGTGGACCCGGCAACAGAGGGTGGGGAAAAAATAGAAAAAGCAGACGCGATGATTGCCATGCAGGCTGCCATCCAGGACCTTCCTATGATGGAAAAGAAATTGTTGCGGATGCGAGGAGTTTCGTATGAATGAGCCTTTGCTGAACGCGAATGCGAAAGTAACCGGCTACATGCAGGTCCTGCCATTTGGGGCCTGGACTGTGGGTAAAGTTCTTGCCCTGGAGCCATTTCCGACGATGTCTATTGAGAAAGACACTCGCAGTGGTTTTACGACCATTCGCCAGAAGGCTACTCTGACGGGTCTCAGGGTTGTCTTTCCCTCGGAAGATAATCGATTTCTTGCCGGCGATACGGTTTTCGTGATGGCAGACAACTACGCCCAGCCATTCGCCAAGAACGTCTATGAGCAGGAAGGAAAGAAGTTCATTCTCTGTCCCGAGGCTCTCATCCAATTGGTGCGCCGTGGAACCTAAGTTCATGGTGACATATCTTGACGTCGGCGACCCGCACGTCAAGGTCACGGAATTGGAAGAATGCGGGCGCCTGGCGGATGAAGTTCTTGCCCTGGCTCGGGCAAAGAAGGTTGACAAGATTCTAGTGACCGGCGATTGTTTTCATAGTTTTGCGCTCCTGCGTCAGGAAGTCATTCGCTATTGGAAGGATACTTTCAAGAAGTGGACTCAGCCAAAAGCTATCGAAGGTACTCTCGGGATTGTCTGCCCGCCGGAGTTTGAAGTCATCATCACGCCCGGGAACCATGATATGACCGGCGACGGCACGACCGCGGACAAATTGAATGCCTTGATGATGTTTGAAGGTACCCCTGGGGTCACCATCGTCAGCAGACCCATGGTCATAGACAAGATGCTCATGCTTCCCTACTATCCTGACCCTCGGGAATTCGTGAAAGTCTGCAATCAGTACAAGGATTGCCTGACCGTGTACTGCCACCAGGAATTTAACGGCTCTGAATATGAGAACGGCCTGTTCTCGAAGAATGGTGTCAACCCTGAGGACATCCCCCAGAGTCAAGTCATCAGCGGCCACATTCACAAAGCCCAAAATTTTGGAAAGATTTTCTACGTGGGTTCTCCGCGGTGGCTGACGGCCAGCGATGCCAATCAAAATAAGGCCTTGTGGGTCATAACTCATGGTCCAAATGGGACCGTTGCCAGCGCCACCGCTCACTCTACGGAGGGGTACTGCCGGAAGATAGTCGAAGTTGATGACACTCCCGAAAGTCCCTTCAATGAAGCCTCTCTCAACCCAAATCATGAATACGTCATCAACGTTCGGGGACCATCAGCTTGGTTGGAATCTCGCAAACCCCTGTGGACCGGTCGTGCTCGTCCTCGAATGGTCAATACCGACGTGCAAGTTGCCCGGGTGAAAGAGAGCGAAGGCATTTCGGTAGCCTTTCAAAAGTTCGCGGCCGCTTACCAGCCAAAGTTCGGGACGGAGCTGGCAATCTTGAAAGCAATGGCAGAAGAAAGGCTGTTTGGCCATGTCGCTTAATCCACTTAATATTGACATGGAGCGCGCTCTTTCGTCGCTAGTCGACAAGAATGCTCTCCAGCAAGTACAGAGCCTGCGAAAAATGACGGAGTGGACTGGGCAAGTATTTGAATTCCAGCTCGCTAACCTGAAGCTATGGCCTCTAGTTTTGTTCAAGCACATAGCCACGAACGAGGTTCGGGTTGACACTGACAGCAAGGAAATCACGTTCATTCTTCAGCCCAAGCCTAAGGCAAGGAAGCCTTCAGACCTGAAGAACAACTTGGCGATTCTGGATTACTCAGTTCGAAAACTTCTCGGTCGTGATTGGCTCATCAAGGTGAGAATCGGCAATGTGCAAGTCCACCGAGGAGAAAAGTATGACAGAGCAATCTCTGACAGTTCAATCGCAGCCAATTGAGCAGCTTCTAAACATACGAGAGCAGGAAGCCCACGAGAAGTACCTCCGTGGCGGCGGTGCTCCGTTGGCGCCCTCGACGGCTGGGAAGTTCTTTGAACTATTTCTTCAGGGCCATAGCTGTGAGGAGATTGCCAAGCTCAACCCAGGCTTTGGTCTCGGCATCGTCGTCAAGGCTCGTCTTGACCACCACTGGGATGACCTCCGTAACGAACACATGCTGGAGTTGATGAAGGGCATCCGCAGTCGTGTGCAACAATCACACCTTGAGGCTGTGGTCTTTGCCGCCGACGCCATGGCTGTTTACCACAAGCTTATGGGTGACAAGTTCAAGAAGTTCTTGCAGACCGGCGACCCGGCTGAGTTGGGAGAGTTCAAAAACGCTAGCTTCAGGACGTACAAGGATTTTGTCGACATGCTGCTCAAGCTCACGGGACAAGATGGGGCCAAGAAAGCTCCACCGATTGACCCTTACCACAATCCCCAGGCGGTCGAGCAACCAGGCCCCCCAAAGGCCATGACGGCAGATGAAGCCCGGATGACCATCAGGGGCTACGTGAAGAGAGTCAAGTGAGCGACCTGACAGAATCAGATAAGGCCCGGCTAGCCAATGCTGTATTCTTTTCCTGTGAGACGAAGGAAGACCTTCAGGATTGGATACGGTGTTACATAGGTCTTGACCTTCCGGATTGTATCGTTGACCCTGAATCAACTTCTTCCCCGATGGACTTTGTCTGGGAAGTTTACAACGAGAGCCGCAAGAATAAGCCAGCTTTCAGTCGAATTCTGGCCTACAGCTGCCGAGACGGTTTCAAAACATTAGGCGCATCGATTCTTGAAGCGTTAATGATTTTGCACATGGGCCGCAGTGGCGCTCACATGGCAGCTACTGAAATTCAGTCTAAGAAAGCTCAGAGCTACGTCAAGGACTTTTTCAACAAATCTTTCCTAACCCCTTTCGTTACGGTCCGCAACGACCGCCGGTTGGAATATCTTCGTTTTTTCAATCCAGAGCTTGGCGAGAACCTGACGCAGGCTCAATGGGAAGGTCTTCCCGAAGCTGTTCGGGAAACGTACGAAAGAATCTACAACTACATTCAAATTGTCATCTGTAATACCGCCGGTTCCCGAAGCGAGCACGTCCCTTACATGTCCGTGGACGAAATTGACGTCATCCCGACTGAAAACAAGAAAGCCTATGAAGACGCGAAGTACATCCCTGCTCCTTGGAAAGGAAAGCAACCTATTACCGTTCTGACTTCCACTCGGGAATTCTCGTGGGCTATTGTTCAAAGGGAAATCGACAATGCTGCGAACACTGGTCTTGAGGTTCGGCATTGGAACATTATCGACGTCACAGAATCTTGCCCGCCGGGAAGACATCTTCCAGCCGAGCCCAAGATTCCCATCTACTACAGCCGGGAGAACCTCCGAGCCATCAGCGAAGTTGAGTACGAGAACCTAAACGATGAGCACAAGACCCTTTATGCCCGGGATGAAGGATACGCCGGCTGTCTGAAGAATTGCAAGCTCTTTGCTGTTTGTCGTGGGCGGCTCGCCACCATGCAAAAGTCCAAGTCCCCACTCTTGAAGGGCATTGACTACGTTCAGGACAAGTTCAAGGAAGTTTCTGTTTCTGGCGCCAAAGCCCAACTCCTTTGCTGGAAGCCCTCGGACACGGGTTTGATTTATCCGAACCTCAATCGTGAAATCCATGCCCTTACTGCTGCTCAGATGTGGCAGAAAATAACCGCCGAAGAGTGCGACCCAAATCTGACGAAGCTACAACTCATTCAACTTATGCTCGAACGGGGAATGAGATTCTTTGCCGGCATCGACTATGGTTTCAGTCACAACTATGCTGTTGTTACCGGTGCCGTCGACGGAGCAAATGCTTACGTTCTCGACGTTATAGCCATAGCTGGTCTGGAACTGGACCAGAAGATAGAACATACCCAGAGAATCAGACCCTGGAATCCGACCTGCTTTGGCGACCCCGAAGCTCCAGCGGATACGAAGACCTTCAAACGCAAGGGCTTCAAAATGAAGGAGTGGGTCAAATATCCAGGAAGCGTGAAGGCTGGCATTGAAGTTGTGCGGATGAAGCTCATGCCGGCCATGGGCAATCCGACCCTTTTCTTCCTGAAGGGCGATGCTGGTGTCGAGTTCTTGTTGAAGATGATGAGCAAGTATCACTTCAAGCTCAATGCCGACGGGACTGTCAGCGAAATACCAGCCGAGGAAAACGATGACGAATGTGACGCCATTCGGTACTACATCATGAACGTTTTCGCGCCGAAGGGAAAAATAAAATCCAGTATTGAATCCGAAGGCATGGTGCAGACATACGTGGACTCTGAATATCCGGAGGTTCTGGCGGCAAAGCGGGAACAGTATACCGAAGAGAACTGGATGTCCAAAATCATTGCCGAAAACACCGGCGAGGAAATTCCTGAATCTGAACAACCGACGACTAAGGGGAAGAAGGGAAGTTTCGTCTGGGATATCAGTTAGCCCGGCGACAATCTTCTCCGTAGGCGCGAGGAAGCCCGAGACCAAACTATGCCCAATGCCTTCATGAACTTAATTGCCAAGGTCCTGGCGTTCAGTGACGCGATTTCCAACAGCAATCCGTTGCTCAAAAACGTCGATTGGGACAGAGAGCAACTTGGGATTCCGGTCACGGACCCACGTGCGACTCCGTACACCATCGACCCTCAGGCTACGTTTCTGGTCTTCAATGGCCAGCGGACTACGGCCATCGACGGTACCACAGCTTTCACGGTTACTCTTTCGTCCCTGGACCCGAGTACTTATCGTTTCACTGCCGTCAGCGGCACTCCCCCAGGCCTTCGAACCAACAGAAACCTAGCCCTCAATGGTAGCGCCGTTACCATTGCCGTCAACGCCAACCAAACCGTCAACATCAGCGTTGTTTCGGCAGCAGACTTTACCGGAACCATTGTCGGTGACATTGTCTTCATCCCCGGACCTATCACCGGCGACGCGGCAACTCCTTTCAGTGCCCTGAATCAGGGCTTCTGGCAGGTCCTGTCCGTTGTCACCAGTAAGAACCTTGTCTTGACGAGGCCCCCTGGCCAGTCTTTTAGTGGGACCTCCGAAACCCAGACCCTGACGGCGTCTTCTCAGGTCCAAGCTTTCTCGGCTGCTGGAGTCCAGGTTGGTGACATCGTGGATATCACCGCTGGATTCTCGATCGGGACCCGAACCACGTTTGTGGTCAAGACCGTGACAGCTACGTTCTTTGAAATTGTGGCTTCGACCCCAATTGCTTTGGATACCAGCGTTCTTCCCGGTGCCACGGGTCTGATTTTCTACACTCTTGGCCGGACGTTCTTGTACATCGAAGTTGACCAGGAAGCTGCCGTCCAGGTGAACAACGATGTGGGTCAAACGCAGCGGGTAGCACCAATCATTCCCGCAGACCCGTTGAATGTCGGCATCTACATGAAGAAAGGCCCGGCGTACGCCCTTTCGATTGTGAATCGAACTGTTTTCCCGCTACACGCCCTCGTCATCTCGGCTCTGTAAATCATGGCCAAAAAGACTTCCATAGAAGCGGACCTCTCACCGTTCGCTAAAAGCCTCATCGAGACTGTTGTCAGCAATCGGCCGACCAAGGTGGCTAAGTCTGTAAAAAAGGGCAGCGGCAACATCCAGATGATGATGAATTACCCTTCCTTTGACGATACCCTCAACGTCCTGGAGGCAGCGGAATTTAAGAAGCTCGAAGAGGAACTGAATAAGAAAGTAGCAAGTTCCAGTCCTCTTGTGAAGTCGGTTCTTAACGTCCTCAACGGACCAGGCAAGGTCAGCATTGAGCGGTTGGCCTTTGAGACAGACCCCAGCCAACACAACATTTACCAGAGTGTCTACCGGGTAAAGCTTCGGCTCCTGCCCGATGACATCCTGAAGCGAATCAGTATCCAAGACGACCTTGTGGCGTCTATTGCCAACGCCCGCTGCAACCAGGTAGCTGTCTTCGGACGTCCACAGCCAGACCGCTTCGGAACCGGATTCAAGATTGAAGCTGAGCCCGGGTATATGGAGAAGTTGGACAAGGAAGAGAAGAAAAAACTCCAGGAGAAGATTCGTAAGGCCGAATTGAGGCTCCTGAATTGCGGTAGCACCACCGGCTGGTCTGACAAAGAGGCCCTGACCTTCAATCAGTTTCTGTTCATCTCTGCCCGCAATGCGGTCATCTTCGGTCGGACGGCAACGGAAATCATTTTCAAGAAGACCATGGATGGTAATAGGGAATTCCATTCTTTCAGGCCCATCGACGCCGGTACTATCTACCAAGCTTCGCCCCAAAGGGAAGCAGTGGAAAGCGTCCGCCAAGAAGCTCGAAAGCTGTTGGAGCAACTCAAGAACCGAAAACTGGAGCCGGAGAAGTTCGCGAATGACGAATACGCCTGGGTCCAAGTTGTTCACGGTCGTCCGGTGCAGGCTTTCACTCCTGATGAATGCTTAGTCCACAACTTCTATCCGGTCTCTGACGTTGAACTTGACGGGTATCCGTTGACGCCAATCGACACGATGATTGCTGCGGTCACGACCCATATCAATATCACGAACCATAATAAGCTCTATTTCCAATCCGGTCGCGCAGCCCGTGGCATGATTGTCATCAAGTCGGATGACGTCGACGAGGGAGTTATCTCCAAGATTCGGCAGCAGTTCAACGCCAGCATCAACAGTGTTGCCAACGCATGGCGTATGCCCATCTTTGGCGTCGGCAGCGATGATGAGATTGGCTGGTATCCAATCGACAACAGTAGCCGCGACATGGAATTCCAGTATCTTTCTGATACGAATGCCCGGGTTATTCTCTCTGCGTTCCAGATGAGTCCTGAGGAACTCCCGGGCTACGCACACCTGAGTCGTGGTACCAACAATCAGGCTCTCTCAGAAAGTAATAACGAATACAAGCTCGAAGCCCACCGTGACGTTGGCATCAGACCCCTAGTGGGCCAGTTCCAGAACTTTATTAACAGCCGAATCTTCCCGCTGATTGACGAGGAACTGGCGAAGATTTGTACCATCAAGTTCATTGGCCTCGACGTAGATACTGCCGAAAAGGAAGCCATTAGACTCCAGCAGGACATGGGCATTCACATGACCATGGACGATGTTCTGGAGCGCGTCGAGAAGAAGCCGCTTGGGAAGAAATTTGGCGGCAAGTTTATCCTCAATCCTCAATGGCAGGCTGTCCTTGACAAGTATGTGCCCGTGGGCGTCATCATGGAGGAATTTTTTGAAGTCCCAGGCGCCAGCAAAGACCCTCTCTATGCGTATCTCCGGGACCCGTTCTATTTCACGCAGGTTCAGAATCTCATGCAGCAACAGCAGCTGCAACAGCAAGCCGAGCAGGCTAAGCAAGCCGCAGCTCAAGGTCAGCCACTGCCTGGACAAGAAGGCCCCCCTTCGGATAGTGGTGGTGATGGTGGACCGGCGAAGAGTCGTGAGCAGCATGGAGCAGACCGCGAGCAGGTCAAGGAACAGGGCGAACAAGGCGGCTCTGACCAATCTGCTGGTGACCAAGGTCAGGACCTGACTCGGTCCATCGACCAAATGATTGGACTCCTTAGCAAGAGCGAAAACCAATTGCCTCCTTCCAAACGACGCCTGATAGCTCAACAACGGAAGCTGGTGACCAGCGCCCTTGAAGCCTGGGAAAAAGATAGCCAGGACACGCTGAAGGAAATCACCGATATCGCGCTGAAACATCTGCCGAGGAAATAGCCATGAAGGCTAGGCTTTCTCCCGGTGCGGTCAAAATCATAGAAGATGCTGTCGATGAAATCTTCAACCGGGCCAAGACCCGGCTTCTGGGTCGTTATGCCGGAGGCAAAACCTTGGCTGTTGGCTTCCTTCATGAACTTACCTTGCCTGGGGTCTTCGAAGCGGCTGCGGCCGAAGAAGGCGTGAAGCCAAGCGAAGATGTCCTGAATACAGTCCTGAAAATTGCCGGCAACTACCTGGATGCGAGCAAGCTCCGGGCCAAGGCCAAGATAGTCCACGGGGTCCAGTCGTTCATTACCGGGGCCGCGCATCAGGGTGTACCGGCGAACGTTGAGACGGTGCTCGGGGGCCAGCTATCAAAGCTCTGGGGCGAAGTCACGAACGATGTCAGCCGAATCATTCAGACTGAGACCACCCAGGCTCGAAACCTGAGCATCATGGATGGTATCGTGCGGGTAAATGCTGCCGCGGGAGTCGAAGACCCAAACGTATTTTTTGTCGTGGTCCGGGACATTTCTCTCTGCCCTGAGTGTCGGCGTCTTCACTTAAATGCTGGCGGTACTCCCCGAGTCTATAAACTTTCCGAAGTCGGCCACGGGTACCACAAGCCAGGGGAAGATGACCCGAAGGTCGGGGGATTGCATCCACTTTGTCGCTGCGTGCTTACGACTCTTATGCCTGGCTACGGGTTCAACAAGGATGGCATGGTCGAATACAAAGGCCCAGGCCATGATGAGTACGCCAAACAGAACAGCTAGCTGATTATCTTAGTCTGAGTTCCCTTGTTAGAGTTGTATGCCACTAGATACCCGTTTCGTTTCTGGGGGTCCACGGTAACAACTCCCGACGTCGTGTAAATAACCACCGTGCCGTTTTCGACAACTACGCTTTTCACATTTGCCATGGCAAATTCTTTCAGAAAAAATTGGACCATTGCCGCGAGCCAGCGGTTTAGATGGTAGCTTTCTGCATTTTGACGTGACTTTCGTCGTAGGTGACGTCGAGAACGTTCTCGCCGGCCCCATCGACGTTGATATCCGGAAGCTTCCTCGACCAGGTAGAAACCCCTTCCTCTACAGAAATAGTCCCGTCAAGGAAGTCGCCGTTGACCACGACTCGGCTTTCGGCTGCATCGCGGAGGAATTTCGGCGCCAGCGCCACGGCGCCATCGCCATTGATTCGAAAGGCTCCGGCTGGTCGAACCATTTCCCGGCCATCGCTTCGGGTCTCAGTCACCCGGTAGACGCTGCCGGTTATGGCTCCGTCGTCGTGCTCACGGTTACTGGATTCCCAGAAATAGGCCTTACCTTTGACCGTGTAGGTATTTTGGCTCTTGGTGGAAATCAGACAAGCCGCGGTCCATTTCCGGAGGGTTTCCGCTGCGGCGCTAGAGTAGCTGGTGCCCATGTACGACTCCTTTAAGTCGAAAAATAAAAATCATCAATAAGTCTTCTACACCCGACTCCTGGAAAAGTCAAGCTCTGTCCAACTTTTTGTTTCATTATAGCGATAATCTTACCTCTGCGGGAAGAAGGGGACCGGCGCATGTCGCTACTCACACTGCTCAACAGCAAATTTGACCCGGGACCACCGGCTCAATCCGGCATGCTTACTCTATCAGAGAAGCAGGCCCTTGACCAGTTTTTCACCAACCTGCTGCCTTTGGCGCAATTCCGCAGAGACGCTATCTCCGACAGCATTTCTGCCCTTTTGGACAACGCGGTCCCGCCCTCGAACAACCTTCCTTCCATTCTCGGGGCTCCAGCCGCTGGTACTGCCTTCTCCAGCTCGCGCTCTGACCATTCACACGGTTGGGGAGTGCAAGCCGGTTCTGCGATTGCATCGGCTGCGACCATTGCTCCCTTTGCCGGCGTTCATCACGTCACCGGGACAGCTGCTATCAACACCATCACCCCGCCCTATGCCGGTTTTACCGGTTCCATTCGCTTGATTCCAGATGGCCTTTGGACTCTGGCCACCGGCGGGAACATTGCCTTGGCTTCGACCGCGGTAGTCAGTCGAGCCCTAACGGTCACTTTCGACGGTACCTCCTGGTACCCGAGCTACTAAAGACACAATCTTAATTCCTTAGAGGAGAGAAACAAATGGCAAACGATTTCGTCAAGGTCGCACCCGATAGTACCGGTAAAGCGGTCCAGACCTTTCTTAACACTGTCGGCGGCACCCCTGTTGAAGCTCAAGGTATTGCCCTTGTCGATTCCGGAAGCGGTAGTGCTATTGCTTCCTCGACAGCCGCATTGACGGGAACCGAAATGGGTCTCGCGGTCCGACTCATTCCTAGTACAACTTTGGCTCAGCTCGTGCAGCAAGGCGCTCCGAACGCGGTGGCGGCTAACGGCTGGCCGACAAAGTTGACGGACGCTACCGGCAACATTGCCAACGTCTTCCAATTCCACAACGCTGACAATCAGGCCCTCGGCGCTTCGTCTTTCGGTTTGAACACCGGTGGCGTGGCTCAGCTCCTGAACGCCGGTGGTCGTGTTGACCGTCAGCGTGAAACCGGGACTGATAATGCCCCGGCGGCTGGCATCGCCTCTGGGTCTCAGCAACTGGCTTCGCCGATTTCCATCACTTTGGCTCAGGTGGTAACCGGCAACGTGGCTTCTCAGACTGTCAACGTCTCAGCTATCAGCGGTACGAACCGTGGCGCTGCCTGGAATATCCAACCCGGGACTGTGCTCTTAGTGGAGCCGGGCCTGGCTGCAGCTGAGGCCGTGGTTGTTACCGCGGTCGCAACCGGCCCTGCCCGAGTGACCGGTATCTTCTTGAACAGTCACTTGAATAACGGTGCTGTGACCACAGCTGCGTATAATCAAGCTCGTGATGCCACGGCCCCGGATGGTTCTACCGGTCAAGGCTTTGCGGCCGGCGCAACATTCCTTTTCAATGGTACCTTGAATACCGGTGCCGGTGGATGGGAAAGCGAACGAAGCGCCGCCGGTGAACAAGATGGTGCAACCGGCGTCGGTACAGCGGTTGCCACAGAATACTTGTTCAATAGTGGCGGTCCTCTGTTGACTGGCGCTGTTACACCCAGTCAGTTAGGGTATGACCGAGCCCGCAATCTTCAGGGCAAAGGTCGAGGAACCTCTACTCTGGCCCAGGCCGGTACTCTGGCCGTTGGTTCTACGTCCTTGAACCTGGCTGCGGTTGTTGGCTTGATGCCTGGTTCTCCGATTATCATCGAACAGGGCCTGGCAAACGAAGAAGTTGTCTACGTTGCTACTACGGCAACTCTGCCACTGACTGCGACGGCAGTTCCTCTTGCTTCTCCGACTGTCGCCACCCACGCTAACGGCGTCGCTGCAGCTTGGGATATTTATGTCAATAAAGGCCCGGGCATCGCCGGATTCCTGGCAACTGGTATCGCCATCGCAGAAGAGGCACTCTGGGACCCCGTGTCCAACCTCTTCTACCTGGAGCGTTCTGCGACCCAGGATGCGGTCAGCGGCCAGAACGTTGTCATGGAGAACCCGGCTCTTTGGAACGGTGCAACGTTTGACCGTGGCCGTAGCGGTTCTGCTGCTACTCTTGCGGCTCAAAGCGCTACCGGTTCTGAACTGACTACGACTCCAGGTAACTGGACTGTTGTCAGTACCCCTGCGGCTAATACTCAGGCGTCTGCGATTAAGGCTGCTGGTGCTGCCGGTGTCCGGCACGTTTGCAACTCGATTTCAGCAAGCTTCGCCGCTGGCGCGACGGCTGGCGCCGCAATCTTGGTGAACCTCTTGGACGGTGCTGCGATTGTGTGGAGTCAATACTTGACAGCTCCAGTGGGCGATGTTCGAGCCATCGACATCACTGGTTTGAATATCGTCGGTTCTGCGGCAACGAGCATGACCCTTCAGTTTGCGGCAGCTGGTGGCTTGACTACCCTTGAGTCTGTGACCATCGGCGGATACGACTCCATCTAATAATCCTGCTTCGCTAGACTAGGACCTAAGAGCCCGACTTGCTTTCCGTCAGTCGGGCTCTTTGTCTATCTGGCAGCAATCTTTCCTTAAGGAACCCAGGAGCTATCCAGTATGGCGTCTACAGGAATGGTACTTGACGGCGTCCTCGCGTCCGAGGCCATTGACAGCTCCGGTGAAATCCTCGACATCAAAGGCGCAGACATTTCCGACCTTGTTGAGGGCAAAGGTATTCTCAACTGGGAACACAACGGAGACCAGGGCAGTCAGGACATTGTTGGGAAAATAATCTACGCCAAGAAAATATTTTCCGAGAAAGACTGCGACAACGACCGGGAGCTTGAGTTCTATCATAAGGTCAGGTTGCCGTTGATTTACGGCATCGGGCGCCTCTTTGACGGTTCCGGTCATCCGAATGCAGTAGCTCTGGCCGCTCAGATTCGCGACTACCTGGCCAATGACGAGCCCATCATCGTCGGCTTTTCCATCGAGGGTTCAACGCTCGAATCCAAAGACAAGAGACTGCTCAGGACCGTGTGTCGGAAGGCGGCTCTGACGGTCAAGCCCTGTAACAAATCCTGCGTTGTCGGCGTCGTGGAAGACCCCAACGCCCCGAAGGGCTTCAAACAGAAACCAGATGACAGCCTGAAGCTTAACGAGCACCCTAATTACACTCGACTCGGCGGCTCTGAGTTACAGTTCAATCCGGTTCTGGATGGTGATGTCCTCCAGCGGGCATTGGCCAAAGTTGAATCCGTCCGGAAGGCTCTTGAAGCCGGGAACTATAACGTGGCTCCTTCGGCTATGACCGGCGGCGCTGCCCTTCAAGTCGAAGACCGAAGTCTGCACCTGGCTCATCTCCGCAATCAGGCCCGGGCAGCACTTAGGGACTGGGACCGGAAGACGCCGTTTCGTGAGGTCCTGAAGCACAAGCTCCCAGAGGCCAGTGACGATTTCATCGACCGATTCTCGAACCTCGTCGATAATTACACGATGAAGCTCAGGAAGGCTCAGGAATCTTTTTCCAAGTGCATGGAATGCTCAAAGCCGCCCAGATACGAGGCCCGGTGGGCTGAAGGCATGGCCAGGGTCTGGTTCTGCGAAGACCATTGGCCTCAGTGGGAAGAAAAGCACCAAGACGACATCGACTTTGTCCGGAAGCTGACTGACGCCCGGGTCGGAAGTAAGTATGGTGAGGCTCCTGGGGAAACTCTTCAGAAAGCCGAAAAAGAATCATTGAACTGGACTGCCGGAAAGCAATCATGGGCTGGGGAAACAAAAGTACATTCTGCCGGAGCCCGTCATGGAGAATACCACGTATTGCCACACCAATCGGGAGGTTTTGACGTCCAGTATTACAAAAAAGGGCACGACTCTCTAAGGTCATCTGCTAAAGCCTCCACTCTTGAGAATGCCAAAGAACTTGCTTCTCAGCATCATAATTCTGGGGAATGGAAACTTTACAAGAAGGAAGGTGAACCTCGAAAGCCTGGTAGCCGTGGCAGTCAAGCCCCGTCATTTAAGAAATGGGTAGAAAGTGGCAAGGCCGAGACTGAGCAAGCCACCATCCGCGGCAAACCCGTGCAGCCGAATCCTCAAATCAAGCAACCTCATTTCGACGAGAAAGCCGGAATTCTGCATACCCCAAAGGGCAGCTTTCCGATGTATATCCCCTCTCGGGATAAAGAGAACAAGGGCGCTGGTGAAGCTTTCCACAATATCCTCAATGACCCCAAACTCAGCAAGTTTCACGATTATGCTACTGAGAACTGGGCCCAGGTTCATAAGCTTCTGAAAGAAGGGAAACTCCCCGAGGAAGTCATTATGCACGGAGTTCTCTTCTCCCAGCTCAGCCCTAATACTCCGGTGCCGGTGCAGGAATTGATGTACGGTCATCTTGTGGATTCGATGAAGCACACGGGCCTGGACCCTCGACATTCCGAATTTTCGAACATCCGTCAGGATTGGCTAGGTCGAGACAATCCGTCAGTGTTCCCAGAGCATGGCCGCAGCCATTTCGAACGGCTCCAAGAAGAACTCCGGAATAAGAGAGACTCGAAGCTCACTAACCGCAAGGCCGGGGATATCAGCAGCTTCATGTTGGCGAACAATAAGTTCAAGAACATGGAGAAGTACCATACTCTCCACCAAGGTCTTGTGGAATTGGTAAATCGCCATCGCCATGATGCCCGCTCCGCCGTCCAGGAGCTGATGGACCACAAACACCGCGCCATGCTCTGGAATTCGAAGCGAAATCGGGACATCGATAAAGGTCTTCCAGACCCTGGCGAATACCAAGGCCCAGTGGTTCCTGGTCTTGCTCCCAAGACGGCCAGGTATACGTACGGGATGATGGGTGGTGGAAACGTCATAGTCCCGGATACGCACATGAGCCGGTATCTGTTCGGGTTGGAGAAGGGCAAAGACAATCCGACGATTTCTTACGTCAAGGACCTGCTCTGGAATCCGAACAACAGTGAAGTCCTGAACGCCATCGACCGCTATTACGCCAAGCACCATGACGCCGTCAAGCACATGCGCGAGCATCCGCGTTGGGGCTCGGAATTTGAATCAGACGAAGACGCTATCTTCCCAGCGTTTTGGAAGAATTGGGTTGCCATCGCTCCTCACGAAAAATTCCGCGGCCTGTCGACTCTGGCTCATAATGAGGCCACCGACCATCGACCTTTCTGGGAAGCAATTGCTCCGCATCTGACCAAGAACGAAGGCGAATCCCTGGATACGTCTTTGCCCGAGAAGACTGCCATAACCATGCATTCTTGGGTCAAGGAATATGGCGAAGTTCCGGCAATGATGCTCTACTATCGATACCTGGCACCGCAGCTGTTAGAGGCTGCCAAGCGCCGGTTAAATAAGAAACCGAATCCGGTGATGAAGTTCGAGGCCATGACCATTGAACTCCGGAAGGCTTTCGGCGACCCGAATATTTTTGACCGACAGGGTCTTAAGTCGCCGGCTAAGGCGGTATTGGGTACTCCGGAACGGGCGAAAGCTTACGCTCAGGAATTTGCTCAAAAGAATGAGCAGAACCGGCTGCGAAATATTGTTGATTCTCAGCGTCATAGTGTCGGTGAGTACAATCAGCGCCCGGAACAACATAAGCTTGTCCACGGCCTTGATTTCAACAAGGAAGGCAGACGACCGGAAGCCCCTACGGCTCAAAGCGAAATGTCTCATTGGCGGAAAGCTCCAACTGGGTCTTGGGCGTTTGTAAAAGGGAGTTCTATCATACACCGGAGCGCCTATACGCCTGCGGGGGGTGGCAAGGCCCTGACTGAGCCTCACGAAGCTTTCAACGAAGCACGGCGCGAGGGATTGTTTCATAACCTAGCCCACAACGTTTTCAAGCTCGGCAATTACCTGCCCACGGTCTCGGTGGTACACCATCCAGATTCCGGCGACGAACTTGCAGTCATCGAGAAAATCAAAGGCGGCGAGCATTACCATGATTCTCCTCAACACCGGGCAATGCTTCAGCAATTGGGTGATAGCGGTGAACTCGACAAGTTGATGGCTCAAGACCTTATCCTGGGAGTGCCAGACCGACATGACCACAACTGGATGGTAACGCCCAAAGGAATGAAGGTCCTTGACCATGGATATGCTTTTGAGGACCCGGGCAACATTCCCGACTATATCGAGCGGTATTCATTTCTGGGCAGAGACTTCAAAAGCATGAAGCCTCACGAGCTTACCGAACTTGCCCGGAATTGGACCGGCGCTCCGGTGCACGATAGCGCCCGTCAATTCATCAGAGACATTGACGAGGATGCTCTCCGTCATGAGATGGTCAGGCATCAGGCCCCGCAGCATATCATCGAACAGACGATGGAAAGACTCCGGAAGGCAAAGGAAATAAACGATGACGAGAAATTCAAGCACGGACTTCCGAGGATGAAACTCTGGAATTCACACGCTTACCGTGGTCCCGAGGATTACTAATGGACATTCAACATGAGAACATCTGGCTGGTCTTTGCCGTGCATCCCAAAGATGGAAGTGACACGATAGAGCGAAGCCTTGTCGGGAAATTCAGCCTACATGATGGCAGACTGGACGTCCTGGAAGACCATGTAGGTTTTCTCAGGGACTTGGAGCGGCAACCTCCGGCCGTGGCGACGCGGAAAATCTGGTCTATGGAGCATTCACCATACCTGCAGCTCATCAGTCTCGAAGAGCTGAAGCAGGGCGAACATCCTGACCTACAGCCGTACTTGACAATGGTTCATGGTAAACTCGAAGATGTCGAACAGCCAAAGGGAGAGAATGTTTTCGAGTACCATCGACAGGGCATGGAAGCGCCTCAGACCGTCACCGTCAATGAAGATGGCACCGTCCTCCTTGATGGCCACGAGCTTATCCCCGAGGAAGTCCAGAGACTTCTCCAGAACGCAGCGCAGGGCGTTGCCACAATCCGTTATCCCCAGGACCACGAAGACCAGGCCATGCAGAAGATGGAGGCATTGCTAATGAGTCTTGACGGCGTTGGCGAGTCTGGCCTCGGCAGGGCCATGCAAGAACTCCGCAAGGCCCAGAAGGATGGCCGCATCGAATCTTACGTCGCTGAGGAAATTGCCCGGCATCTATTCAAGGACACCTTGGTTCCGGTCATGGGGAATCTGAAAGCGTACCGAGATTTTCTCAGTCGCCCGCGGCGGGGCATCCACGTCCACATCGACGGGAACCAATTTAAGTCCATCAACGACACCCACGGTCACGAAGTCGGTAATCAGGCCATCAGGGGTATCGGGATGGCAATTCGTTCAGCTCTCGATGAAGCGATCGGACGCGCCAAAGCAAAGTCCTTTCGTACCGGCGGTGATGAATTCGTGGTCCATGTGCCAACTCACCAGGAAGCGGCTCATTTCTCTAGAGTCCTGAGGTCCAAGCTCGAAGCCCTGCCGCCTGTCGGCGGTACTCATGGCCTCAGCGTGTCAATGGGATTCGGAATGGTTCCGGAGCATGCCGAAGCAGCACTGCAACAGGCCAAGGAAGCCAGCCACCAGGCCAATTATCAGCCGGGCAAGGCTCAGCATCACGTCCATAGTTTAGTTCCGGGTTCTGAGGGAGCCTTGTGAGGATAAACAAAACTTGCGGGTGTTTGGAACTTCCGCACTATGCCAAAGGTATGTGTATTCGAACTGCCATCGGCTAAAGGACCTGGGTTCGCCAACACGCTATTTCTTAGCGCAATCCTTACAGATTTTCTTCCGGCCGTAGAACTGCAAGTCCACTGACAGGACTTCCAAGCAGGTTTGGCATTGCCGCAGGTTTCGCCTGGCGTTGCACCGCCGGCAGGCTCTGTTCACGTCCAGGGGCCGGTTGTTCCCGCAGACTTCACAGACCGTATCCGGGTACTGGCGCCGATAATATTCTTGGCTTCGGCACTTCCGGCACCAGGACGTAACCTCTCTCTTCCTGTCCCGGTGGGGACTCTCGTGGAACTGATTCTTGGGCTTGGGGAGGCCACACTTTGAGCAGACGTAGTTCACGAAACAAAAGATTGTCGCTTCACACAATTTTTGTTCCAGCTGAGAGGCAATCTAATCCTTTGCACAAGACTTTTCAACCAACTTCTCTGAAGGAGAAAGACCATGGGGCTCACTTCCTCGAAAGCAAACAGCATCGCAGGCGAACTACTTGACGCGCTTCAAAAGCGTTTTGGTAAGGCGACCGCTACTGACGGTGGCTTGGACACGGACGGAAACCGTCTCATTAAGTACGGTCCCGGTACGGCCGGCAGCCAGTCGGCGCTCATCAAGGTCAGCGCGTTCCCGAACATTGGAGCAGATGTCCTTGGTCTGCAGCAACAGTCTTACAGCCCGACGCTGATTCAGATGGTCCTGGAAACCAGCACCATCGCCAACGTTGCGCTTCTGCAATCTGCGACCCTGATTCCGCTTAGCGATGAAATCGCGAAATTCGGGACCCGAGTTGAATTGTTCATGACCGCAAATCTCACGGGTCCTTCGGCAGCAGGTATCACGGGCAACCCCGTTGCAGTGTACGACGGCGCTTCGCTCCAGTACCGGCAATTGGCGAGCTTGTAATCCAAAAGATTTTTTCAAGACGGGAAACGTCAATGAAAATCAAAAACTCAGAGCTTATGGCAATTCTCGAAGACGTCGAAGCCGACCTAGCGAAGGCCTTCGATTCGTCTAAAGGGAACTTTGCCAAAGCTGAAGAGCGTGAGTTCGTAGAGGAAGGTCGTAAAGCCAAGGAACACGATGGCTATCACGACAGCCCCGAACATCACGACAAAGAAGTTCTGCCTGAAGTTCACAAGGCCTCTCCGTCTGCAAGTGAATCCAGTACTTCTGCCAGTAGGTCTGCCCGAAAGGCTGAAGATTCTGCTCACGGCGGCCCGGAATGGTCGAAGGTTAGAGAAGGCTCTCATTCTTCTACGGCTCAAAAGGCTGAGAGGTCTGCGAGCGAATCTTCTACGACCAGTGGTTCACTGAGCAAGGATTCACCGGATTTTGGCGACAAGTCGCCTTCTGATGGGTCTCCGAGCGCTGCCAGCGAAGGTAGTGCCAGCGGCGGTGATAAGTCCCCTGAAGACCTTCACAGCGAATTGAGTGCTGAGGCTCAACCCGACCAGGCTCCGCCCGAGAACGGTGACCAACCCCAGGACCCAGGTGCGATGCAGTCATATAGCCCTGAGGAACTGATGTCTGAGTACCTGAAACTTCCTCCCGAGGAACTGGATATCCATCTTCAAGCTGCTATGGCGGCCAAAGAACAGCAAGCCGGTGCGCAGCAGCAACCGGCTCCTGATGCTATGGCTCAACCCCCGGCTAGCCCTTCCCCGGCAGCACCGGCACCGGCTCCTTCTCCCAGCCCCTTGGCTCAGAATGAGAACCGACTGGACGCAGTGTCCCCGAGTAAGGCCAATGGCGGACAGAACCGCCTTCTGGATGTGAAGCCCACGGACGCCAAATCCGCAGGCCCGAGCAGACTCGCTGATGTGGCTCCGAGCAAGGAACACATGGAAAGCACGGACCCAGCAACCAAAGGAAACAAGGCCATGGGCAAGTCCGAACAAGAACAAGACAACCTCAAGAAGTCCGAAGCGGAGAAAGACTCCCTTATCAAGACTCTTCAAGAGGATGTGGAAATTCTTACCAAGGCCGTGAAACACGTCCTTGAGACTCCGGTCCGCAAGGCTGTGACCAGCATTTCTTTCATCCCCCGCGCCGACGCGGCCCCCGCGCCTGCAGCTGAGGAAAAGAAAGCTCCACAGAATCTGAGCGATGTCCGGGCTCGGCTGAATCAACTGACCCAAGACCCCAAGTTGGCCAAGTCCGACCGTGAACTCATCACGGCTTGGTACGAGCGGCGAGCAAGTCTGGAACAGTTGGCAAAATTTTTCGAGTAACACTGAAGGAAACTTTTCTTAAAACAGGAGAAACGTCATGGCAAGTGAAGTCACCCAAGCATTGCTGAAGGCCCTAGAGGCGGGCAACTACAATGCAGCTCCCTCGACTTTGGTCCAGGGTTCCGCATTGCAGATTGAAGACCTCTCGCCGGTGATGAACAACGTCACCTACGATGACAGCCACATTAAGCTGCAGAAGATGCTGAAAGTCGACCCGGTCAAGAGTACCTTGGCCCAATTCGACCGTCAGCTCAGCTACGGCATCTTCGGGGCTACCGCCCAGAACGAAGGCGCAGTCGGTCAAGAGGAAATGAGCGAATACGTTCGTATCGTGGTCCCGATGGCCTATTATAGCCATGTTCGTCGTGTGACGGTGGTCGCAAACCTCGTGGCAACGGTCGACGGCGTCAAAGCCGAAGAGCGGGCAGCCAGCGACGGTGCGAAGAAAATTGCCGGCGATATCGAGTTCGACAGCTTCCGCGGTAAGGCGGACTTCTCGAACGCGGGTCTTTTCGACGGCTCCATGCTTGCTATCCCCGGTCTTCCGAACATTCTCGGCCTGGATGCCCAGGTCCGGATGTCGGACGGTCAGCGGAACGCAACGGACTTGATGTTCGGCGAGTTTGGGTCTGACGACACCGTGGTCATCCAAGGTGGCGGTACCCTGACGCAGGACAACATCGAAGACGCCAGTGTCCGGTCCTCGATGAACTTCGGTATGGCGGACAAGTTAGTCGTCGACCCGAAGGTTCTCAGCGCCTACAACAAGATTTCGTTCGGCAAAGAGCGAATCATCCTCGCCGGGGCTCCTCAGGACGCCACCAGCGCCGACCTTCGGCGTCAGTGGGTGTCCGGTGGAACCGTCAACGTCGAGGCTTCTCGATTCCTCTCTGGCAAGACCCGTCCGGCAACGGCACGGTCTTCTTCGCCTGGCGCGCCTTCCATCGCGCTGACGGACAACGCTGCTCAAGGCACCAGTGCTCCGGCAGGTACTTACAACTACTACGCTTCAGCTGTCAACGAGCGTGGTGAGTCTGTCAAGTCGACCTCTGTGACTGTGACCATTGCCGCTGGCGACAGCGTGACGGTTACCATCACTCCTCCGGGTTCCGGCGTGGTTCGGTACTTCAACGTGTTCCGTTCGAATGCCGGCGGCAACGATGCGACCTCGCGGTTCATCGGCCGTGTGTCCAACAGCGGCGCTGCGACGACAACCTTCCTCGACCTGTTCAACAAGAATCCTGGTTTCGTCACCGGCTTCTTGATTCAGGGCGATACGATGGCTTTGAAGGAGTTAGCCCCGTATTCTAGGCTGAAGCTTGCAGTTACGGACCTGAGTATACCTGAAGCGCACTTCAGGTTTGTAACGCTAGCCGTTATGCATCCGAGAAAGAATGTTCTGGTAGACAATCTCAGAGGCGCATTCTAACAAACCGTAAAAACTTAGATTCTTCCAAGCCGGGCGAGCCCTAAAAAGCTCGCCCGGCTTCGTTTTTGAGGTTTGTGATATACTCTTCGTCACCATGGCAGATGAAGAAAGAAAAAAGAAAAACGCAGAGAGACAAAGGCGATGGAGGGAACGACATCCTCCAACGGAAGAAGATTTGAAGCGTGCTGCTGAGAGGGCTGCAAAGCGGCGACTAGAGAATCCAGAGAGGGTTGCTGAAAGCAATAGAAGGTATTACCAGAAGCATCGAGAGGATATTTTGGAGTATCAAAAGCAATACAATGCTGAGCACCCTGAGAAGAATATAGAATGGATTAAAAATCATCCCGACAACGTAAAGAACAACCGTCTAAAAAGTCACTATGGCATCGACCTCGATTGGTACAATGAGACTTTATCGAAGCAAGGTAATGGTTGTGCCATCTGCGGAACAAAAGAACCTGGAGGCGCAGCCACCAATGGTTACTTTCACGTAGACCACGACCATGAAACCGGCAAGCCCAGAGGTCTTCTTTGTCATGCCTGCAATACTTCTCTCGGTGGCTTCAAAGAATCTACAGACCTCCTCCAAAAAGCCATCGACTATCTCAAATCTTTCCTCATTTGCTCGGGTAGTTCAGCGGTCAGAACACCGCACCTGTAATGCGGCTGTCGAGGGTTCGAATCCTTCTCCGAGCTTATTCCACGGTAGCTCAATCGGGAGAGCGCCTAACTGTTAATTAGGAAGATGTTGGTTCAAATCCAACCTGTGGAGCTTTCGTGGTATACTGAAGGTCATGAAAATTATTTTCCTCGACATGGACGGAGTCCTGAATTGCTATGACACCACGGACCGGATTGTGTTCCCGCCCTGGAATCAGACATTCTTGGGCCTGGACAATGATAAGGTCCAGCTGCTCTCCAAGCTCGTCCAGGAAACCGGCGCCAAGGTCATCATCAGTTCCAGCTGGCGAGAAAACTTCAAACCTCAAGAACTTCAGAAGACCCTCAACGAGCGTGGATTCACCGGTGAGGTTGTCGGTGAAACCCCGAAGTCTTACGAGCAGGTAGGCTTTGGCCTGCCCTCTAAGCGCGGTGACCGTAGCGATGAAATCCAGGCCTGGTTGGCGGCGAATCCCGGGCTGGAGTCGTTCGTGGTCGTTGATGATATCAAGACCCGGTACTTGGACATGGGCAGGCAGGTACAGACAAGCATGGTCACAGGTTTTACGCAGGAACACTACGACCAGGCCCTGACGATTCTCAACAAAGCTCTTTGATTAGGGAGGTCAATCGTGTGGATTTTCGTTGACAGGAAAAACAGAAGCTGGCTCGTACCTTGAAGCGTGTCTGATGAAGTCCTGGAAGGACTTTCAGAAAAAGAAATCACGAGTTCGGAACTGGAAGCCTGCAAAGACGTGGTTGTTTCCTTGAACCCAGTTCCCCTCTCGATTGAGGTTCCGAATGCCAAGACACGAGCCGCGATGGAAGAAGCGGAGCAAGGCGGTCTGCCTTCGTTCGATACCGTGTCCAAGTTGATGGCGGATTTGAAAGAAGACTGATGCACAACCACTCAATCACCGTGGGCTGTCACACACTTTGTCCGGCGTTCTGCGTCTGTGCCTGGCGGTGTGCCTACTGCAATCGTCAACGGCCGATGATGGCGGACACAGAGTCGTGGCCGGTACAGATTTGCGACGAATGTTACTTGGAGTACTACAATGCACAAGACGATAGGGCCGAAGAAGAGAACGGGGCGGTACATTGAGCGGTTTCCGCATTGCGACCAGCGCATCCTCCATGCGCCGGAGGAATGCGAGTTCTGTGACCGTCATCCTGAATGGCAGGAACTGAGGATGGCCTGGAGTATTGCCTTTACCGGTTGGACTCCTGACGCCAATGAGCTTCCCTGTCCAGCCGACAAAGCCCGCGGCCCTGACCATCAGAAATGGCCTGGAAATAGACCCGCCGGCAATGATGGCAAGACCCCTGAGCCCCTGAGCAGCTAATGACCAAGGAACTCACTGCCGACTCTAAACATTGTGACCATCGGTGGTTTCTTGTGCCCGGCGCCGAAATCGATGGCTGGCAGGTATTGGGTTATTGGGTTATTGGCTTTGTGTGCTTTGCAAGTTAAGAGGCCCAAGTAGCCGTTTCGGATGTCCGGGTAAATGGTATGACTACTAAGAAAGAGAAGAAAGAGGATAACGCCGCGAAGTGGGCCCATGAAATAGCTTTGCGCGCCCGGGCCAAGAAGGTCATCAAGGGCCTGTGCCGCGACCTCCGGGACGCTGAGAAGATGAAGCTACCCTGTGATGAGTGCGCGGAACCGGCTACTGGCCGTTGTTCGTCCGGGAAGCATTGGCTCTGTGACAGCTGTGAACTCTGCAGGGCCTGCGGCTGTGATACAATCAGGTCATGAGATATTCTGTCCCGGGCTGGTTTGCCTTCTTGGTCCTGGTGGCCATAATCGGACTTTCTTTATTTGAATTCCGGATGGGCTACCTTGCCGGCCTCCAGGCCCTGGAATCGCCTGAATACTGCCCTCCCCGGGGCTTGGACCCCAAACGTTTTGGTCAACCACACCGGTGGAAGATATGAAACTGCCAGCTGAACTCATAATCCGCTGGCGCGGCAATGAATTGCGGATGGACAGACTATCTCGCGGCGGCGTGGTAATTCAGGTCGGCGTTGACCGTGGCGGTACGCAGCTGGAGTGGAATTATATCGAGCTACCGAAACGCTTCGCGGTCTATGTTCAAAAATACCTTGCCCTAAAGCTACAGAGAAAATCATGACCCCGGAAGTCGACCTTATGGCAATCTGGCGTCGTTGGGCTGCAGCAACGTCTGGACCCTGGACCGCTGAAGAGGACTCTACGCACCCCCGCGGAGTTTATCGCGTTGTTGAAGTAGACGCATATCGACGTCGCCGGGAAGCTAGGTGTTCTGCACGACCTCAATATTTTGCGACAGTCTACAGTCTTGCTGACACAGAGTTCATTGCCCATTCCCGTGAGGACGTCGGGACGTTGTTGGCAGAAATAAAGAAATTGAAAGCCGACTTGGAGGCAAGAACATGTCCTTCCTGCAAACCGTCCTAGGCCTCGCCGGTGGCTCCCTATTCGCCTACGCTGCCGTCCCACAGGCTCTGAGGACCATCAGGGCTGGCAGACACCTTGGCGTGCCCCTGGACCTCGTAGCGGCCATCCTTGGCGGCACCATGGTCATGTACACGTACCTGACCTGGACCCGAGGCTTCGATTGGGTCCTGGCTGTGAATTACAGTGTCGAGGCTGCCAGCTGGGGAGTCCTGGGTTTCTACCGACTGTTTAGGCGCCAGCCGGTACTTGAGGTCATTTCTGAAGCCTTCCGGAAGAGCGCTGAGTCCTCGAAGAATCTCATCCGGGCCATAGACGAAGCCGGTCGGTCAAGAACATGAAGGACGCCGCTTTTGTATCTAAGGTTCTTGGATTTTTTATTTTTCTGTCATTTGGCACCATGACCGTGCTCATGTGGCGGGAAGCAAACCCTTTTGTGTTCCTGTCCGCGACCACCGCGGTACTGGGTTTGACTACTGTCGTTCTTCCTGACTGAGGGTTCTGATGGAAAACATTACCTGCTACCTTTGTGGAATTGTCTTCGGTTGTCCAGACAATTGGGTTGATAACCGTCGGGACCGGCACGATACCTTTTACTGTCCGAATGGGCATGACCAACACTTCGTCGGTAAGTCTGAAGCCGAAAGACTCAAGGATGAGGTAGAAGCTCGGAAGAAGCAACTTCTTAACGCCGAGGAACGGTTGAAGGAAGTCTGGAAGCGGGTCTACCACCAGGAACGCCGCGCCCGGGCCTATAGGGGCAAGTTCTACAGCATCAAGGAGCGTTTGAATGGACGCGCTTAAGATGGCCGGGGTTCAGCTACTGACCAACAAGATTATTGAAACGCTTCGATTCTATGGAGTTGAGCCGGCTTCGATTCAAGTCGAGCCGGTTCGTTCTGACCAACTTGACGTCTTCCCGCTGCGGTTCACCTGTGTCCTGAAGCTGCCCAACCCTGTGAAGTTCGTCCAGCTGAATCTTGAGGAACTTTCTGATACGAACGCCCAGGTCATTCTCTCCGCGTTCCAATTGAATTTTATGGACCCGTCCGTAGAGGATTTCCCAGATGAGTGAATCCTATCAGCCGGAAATTGAGAAGCTCAAGAATGACTTCGTCAACTGGTGCTGCACGTGGCAGATTGCTGCCCGTCCGCACAGCGGGATGACTGCAGTCGAATGGGCTCTGGATGAGATTGGCAGGATGACGCTTTATTACCTTCTGGACAAAATGAAAATCCGGCTCTACAACGGGCCTCGTCACGGTCGCCAGCTGGTTCACGCCGTGGTCATCGATAAAGACATCATGGCAAAGATGCTGGCCACCAAGACCAGCAGTGCGTACTACGAAATCCTAGACCCTTTTCGGAAGCAGGGCCTAGACGACATGCATTTTATTGTTCCCGACGCCGTACACAGAATCGGATGCACCTGCTGCCAGGGCGATGGACCGGATATCGACATCCGCCACCCGCGGCCTCAACTTGATGGCTCGGCTGTGGTAGAATTCTGGGTTGATTTCGATTTCAGGATGCCGGAGGCAGAAGAAAATGAAGAAGAAAGCTAAGCCGAGCCCGTTTCCACGTGTGATTTATGTATTCGCCGACGAAGAGTTGCATTCGGGTGTCGTTAACCTGTTAGTGAACAACGGTGACGGAGTTGATGATATTTCTGCCGGCTCGCCGGTGGCTATCTACAAGCTGGTAGAGACTGGCACGGTCAGGGTTCAGAGCCAGTTTGTTCCGCACTTCACCCCCGGGAACCTGCAGGGTCGAGGTTAAGATGTTCCCTCCTAAATGGCTCAAAAAGTTTCGTTGGGACAATGCCAAGCGAGTCACCAAGGCCGACCGCCTGGAGTGGACACGGGGCGTCTTCCAGTCCCTCGTCGGCGGCAAGACGAAGGATTATTATTTTCATCTCAGCGGGGATTCCGCGGTCCTGGGCTTTCGGACCGAAAAGGGTCACATCAGTATCTACGACGTGAAGGTGAGAACCATTTGGGAAGGCTTTGAGCCAAAATGAACCCCGTGGCTGGAATCAAGTATTACTTCCGGTACGGATTCTGGACCACGGTCAAACTTGACTGGCGGGTCTTCGGGCTCCGTTGGCGTACCTTCTGGAGCCAGCTATTGACGCCATACCTATGGCGAGAACTTCCTCTGCTCCGAAAGCAGATTATCCAACTGACGAACGACCTCGTCAACGCGGAACAGAATATGGGCAGATGCAATCACTTGACTATCAGAGCCCCGTTCCTGCCCTGCCCGCATCCTGACTGCTATTCGGTTGGTGGAACGCTCTACCTTAACCACTACCCTGGCCATTGGATTCCGAGACTATTCCTAACACCTGAGGAGCCTATGACGCAACAATCTTCTTGGAAGAGGGAAAAGGTAACGATTGGATACAACGCTTATCCCCGGACTGAAGTTTGGGCCTGGATTCCTCTCTGCGGATTTCCTCCGAAGGAGAATCCAGATGCCGTATAGTGGAAAATCTTTCGTTTTCATCTGTCCGTTCAGCTGCCGGCAGATTCTGAACGTCAGGGCTGCTGACCCCAACGAGGGCTGGATTGACCTTCAGGGACCCGGGACTTCATGGGTTAACCTGCACAGGATTTACTGCGACTACGATGTTTGGGACCCCCTGGCAAAAGCGGTCGTGACGTCGAGTGTTGATGACGACCCTATTTCTGATGAGTTCCCCAATCTGGATGCAGTTCTTGGGTACTTGGTTCCCGGCTATCGCGAGGATGAAGATTTCATCAAGGAACTGAACCCTGACCTCAGTGAGCTACCGGCTGTAGAGGAAGATGTTGTTTACGACCTGCCCGACGAGAAGTTTCAACCTGCAAAGACCAAGGTCTTGACCGGCGCGGTGGCCAAGCTCATCATCAGGAATGATGACGGTACGGAACGCGAGATTATCCCTCTCAACAATGTTTCCTGGAGTATGAATTACGACACGAAGCCCGTCTTTATTCTCGGCAAGACCGACCCCGTTGAATACAGCCCCGGGGATGCTGAAGCAGTGTACAGGGCTGTGACCTGGGAGTCATCGCATAGCGAATCTGGAGAGCTTATCAATGACTCCGGGACTCCGCCGGCAAGAGTTGAGTTTATTTCCGCTGAAGAGGCAGTGAAGAATGTGCCGCAGTACTATGACAGCGTTAAGCGGGTAACAGGACCGGTGTTTACCTTTCCGGTCGAAAAGATTGAAATCGCGGAGGAACTTATCCAAGACCCGCAAAAGGCCTGCGAAGCCGACCGAGACCTCAGCGCCGAAGGCGACCTGTTCCTGACCGACAAGAGCATTTTCGGGGACATCGACTCCATTACCTGCGATTTCAAGCCTCCAGGCCCCTTGACCATGAAGATGATTGAAGATGCATGGATACACGCTCTCAATGACCATGGCCGTTGGCGCGACCACGATTTTGTCATGGACCCGGTAGAGTTGAAGGCTTATCAGGATATTATTGAAGAGTCCGAGAAGAAGAAATTTAGTGGTCTCGGTATCCAGCTCCCGGAGCTACCCGAAGGTTCGAAATACTGGAATGTCTACCGTGGCTCCGACAAAGTCTTTGCCGGCACCGTGAACGCGGCCGGCAATTGGATTGACCTCGACGAGGAAGAAGAGAACGAAGAGACTCCGGTCATCGACGACGAGCCTGATGAAGGTGATGCCCCGGACTGCATGCGCTGTGGAATTGAACTCTGCGACGCCCTGGACCATTGGTACGGGCATCCGGATGACGTCCGCCAGGACTACTGCGCCAAGTGCCGGAAGCTTCCAGAGGTCGACAAGCTCGGCCTATCACCTGACTACAAGGGGACGTGACCCATGGGCTATCCAATGACCTATCGGCGGGTTATCAACCGCAACAACCTCCTGGAAGGTTATGAGAGCACGAGGCCTAACCGTCTCATTGCCGGTGACCTCCGGCGTCTGGAGGCCGACACCCGAGATGAAGGGCATTTGAATCTCTACGCTCAGATTGCAGGCACGACCCCGGACATCGTGAAAAAGATTTTCGATGAATTCTTTGAATGCAGTCGCTGGAAGTTTACGCCAAAAGGCATCGAATTGTTTTTGAGGAGAAATGAAAATGAAAAAGCTTGACGGTTTCGTAGAAATCAAAACCCTGACTCCGGACATGGAATTCGCGCCCGGAATTGACCCCACGACCGCGGGAATAGCCGTGGTCGAAGCCGGTGGGAAACTCTGGCCTTGGACCAAACTCAGCACCCAACGTGACATCGAGGAAGCCTGGGTTCTATTCGAAGGTATCGGGCTACCGGTTACCATCGTGTACATGAATGCTGACGACCTGAAGGCTTACAATCAGTTGGTGTGGAGAACGAAGGAAACCGTTATCCTCCGGGAGTCAGATGAGCTTGCGTAGCGAAAATATGAAATTGACCAACCGGGCCTACTGGACCCCGGTGGTCAACATGGTTGAAGTCGAGTGCGCCTGCCTGGAGAAGTTCTATGTTCGGGCCGACCGTGCTAAGATAGTGTGTCCGTCGTGCCGTCGCACGGCCAATATTCACGTCCTGAGGATAGCATGATTGGCGGAGCCAGCAAGCACAGTCACGATGATGCCTGTTTTCTCCGCCAGGCAGGGTATAATCATCGTCTAAACGACTGCGTGAATTGTGGCTCCGGACCGGAGGAACACTTCGCCCCGGAGCTGTTCTGTACTTATCAGATGATTCCCGGTGACAGGCCAGAGAGATATGAATCGATGATACTGAGAAAAATCGCTGACTCCCCGGAGCCCTGCCGCGACCGTGAGCACCTGCCTCCGTCAATGATTAGCCTGAGCCCAGGCCTCTGGGAGCACACCTGCCCCGGTTGCGGAAAGAAAATTATTTTTTACATCTCCGGGAAGTTCCTGGAGTTGAAGCCCAACATGCACCGGAGCATTCTCCCGGTCCGCTTGCCGCGGAAAAACGAGGTCTGGATATGACAATGATAGTCGAAAATCGTCAACAGGTTATGGAGCCTTTTCTCAGTGAAAAGGCAAAAGCAGCTTTCGCGCCTGAGAAGTCGTTCAAGTCTCTGGAACGGTACCGGGATGAAACCCGTGAAGCCTCAGGTCGAATCAAGTGCATCTTTCTTTCGAAGCTTGTACCCAAGGTCAGTATCGAGGAACGGGTTGCGGAGCACTTTGCCGGAATTTTGAATCAGCTCGCCGAGTTCAATCTCCTTGAAGGGCACTTGGTCACCTTCAGCCGAATTGAGGCCATCATCTTCGGTGGTTACCAGGACCTGAAATGGACCGGGGAGCCGGTTTACGGCTACGCGTATCTGTGCTTTGTGCATGTACCGGCAGAGGAAGAATACCTGGCTACTGCCATCGCCAATGCCAATGACGTCACCGTCAGACGTGAAGGTTCGATTGGAGAAGTCTGTTATGATTTCTGTCCAATGTCCACGAGCGGGCAGACTCTGAAGGACTTGGCCGATTCCTTTAAGGGCGTTCTCAAGACCGGCGAGTCTGCGTAATGGGCTGCAAGCATGAGCATCAGATGCGGAAGCTCATCAACTTTGACGAGCAACGCGCTGACCCTGACCCTGAGTATCCAACGCCGGTAAACCACCAGGTGAACTTTTGTTGCGATTGCTGGCAGGTCATTGGCCAGGAGCGGTCGAACCTTTGGGGACGAGCTGTGTACCTCTGGTATCGGTTTGGCGTTCGCGCCCGATGACTCGATGGAAGATTTCTCGTGAAGCGCGTACGTCAGTGTCGAATCTGTAATTCGCGTCCGGCGCCGGCAGGCGTCATATGCGGCCTCTGTCTTCGGTCCTATCGTATAATCGTCCAGGAAGGTGCCTTCGATGTTGCTGTCTGGGCCGCAGAACGTGCCCGCAAGTACGAACGCCAGGCCCGTGGGGTTCTGAGTCGTCTGGAGAGTGAGTTTGTCATCAAGTTGATAAAGCGTCCGCCGCAGGTTAACAGTCGTCTTCTCCAGGCAATGAAGAACTACGAGAGTGTCTTATGTCCTCCCCCAGAGTTGTCCACTGCAAGCGGGATAAATTTGACGTCTACATCGGCAGGCCCTCAAAATGGGGCAATCCCTTCAGCCACAAGTCCGGCACCTTAGCTCAGTTCCGGGTCGCTACCCGTGAGGAAGCCGTGGCCCGGTATCGTGAGTGGTTCCCCCAGCAGTCTCATCTTGTGGCCGACCTCGGGGAACTGATTGACAAGGTCCTGGGTTGATGGTGCGACCCCCATGCGTGTCATGGGCATGTGCTCGTGGATTTCGCCGGCCGGATGAAGATGCTCAGGGGTCTGAAATCAACTCCAGGACTAGCAGTTGGTTTTCCCTGAACTTCATGCTGTGGCAAATTTTGCCGTGGAGTTCGGGGTTGCTGTCCAGGGTCTCGGCATCGGGGGCCTCAGTGTTCAAGTCCCAGTGCGCGCCCATGCCCTCGGTGATGACCTGTTCATAGGCGTACGGGCCATTGAGGAGTCGACGGAAGGTTAAATGCATCTCAGGGTTGACCGGGTTAAGGTCGTAGATGTCACCGTCTTCGTCTCGGACGATTTCGATGATGGCTCTGGCTTTCATGTCAGCTTCCCATCGCGGCCTTGGTGGTAGTGTCCTGCTTGGACGTCTTTCCAGAAGAGCATGGTCAGAACCCGATGCAGATGCCGAAAAAGTGCAAGACCCGATCGAGGATGAAATATGCCAAAGTCCCGAGGCCCCCAACCCAGAGCACGACCCGATGCCACCAGACCCTGCAGATTGGTCCGTACTTGGCTTTCATCGTGATGTCTTGCGCCAGGGATGGTCGGGGTGGTTCTCTTCCAGGCGCCAGTTGTTGTCATCCCAGGCCTGGAGATAAGCGCCGCGTCCCGAATACTCTACCTGGTGACAACGTTCGCAGTGTCGACGCCGGGTGTAAGGGCGCCTGAACTTATAGTCCGGATTGTCCGGGCCAATGGTGTAGATTACCCAGAGATGAAATCCCAACCGGCAAAGCCAGGGGACTTCTACTTTGGGCTCGGGTTTGATGAGCACCCCATCCTTCCAATAGCCGCGCCGGCGCTCTTCCTCGTCCAGTTCGTCTTGGATTTCTTTGGCGCCTTCTCTGATGAGCCGGTCGCATTCCGCGTTGAAGCTCCTAAATAGACGCATCATGACGGCGATTGTACCAGATAATCCTTCTTGCAGGTAGGGCAGACGCCTTCGGTCGGTCGCTGACTGGTGGCCATCATAATAAAATGTGCACACGGCAGCCGATGGGTCCGGAGTCCGCGGGGTTTCCCGGTGCCCTTGTTGGTCTTCCGGCCCGCCATCCGAGCAAGAGTTCCACCGCCGCTGACGATGGGGGTCTTGCTGCCTTTGTTTGCTCCCGTCTTTGCGTCAGCCATTTTGTTTCTCCAGTTCCTTCACTGCCAGGTTCTCGGCTCTTGAAAGAACAGTCACTACATCCCAGGTGGATTTGGCTACTCGGTTGTTCCACTCGACCATGAATTGCCAAGGTATAATGGTCTCTAACTCCTGCTTTTCGGTAGCGGTAAGAGTGTCCACAATGACTTCTTTTATAAAAAGGCTTGCGATGTCTTGCGAAGGTATTTCCCAGTGTTTAGAAAACTCTTTACGTTTGAGGTGGGGGCGGATTTCAATGCCCATGAGCGCTCCGCCAATACACCGCTTGCCGGACAGGTCCTGGAGAGTTCTTCTTGTCCATCCGTCTTTGATGATGAGTCGTCGGCCCAGGGCAATGGACCGTCGGGCTGATTCAATTAGGTCGGGTCTCATTTTGTTTCCTTTGCCATTCGGGCGTAGATGATAGCAGCTTTGGCCAATCTCCGCCAGAAACGAAGACCTACTCTATCTTTAGGGTCGTCGCGCGTTGGAAGAGGAGCATTCGTCCAGTTTCTTGCGGCTTCTCTCAGGGCTATAGCTTGTCTGCTGATTCGCAGCTCATATTGTTTTTTGGTCTCGCTCATTTGCGTTTGAGGTATCTCTTGGCTTTCTTTAGGGTCTTTGTTTTCTTCGGGCTGGGGTCACTTCTGATAAGGTCCTGCAGCTGGCTGATGCCCAGGCTCACCCCGAGAGCCATTTCGGCGTCGAAGAGGAGCTTCTGTCTCTCGCTGATGAACTTCCTGGCCTTGTTGCGGACGTTTTGAACCGCTTCTTGCGGGGTGTCACCAGACTCAGCCCAGGTGCCGCTGCCGGGATATTTCCCGTCGCCCAGGAATGCGGTAAACCATTCCGCCGGCTTCGTCTTATCAAGACAGTGACCTGGTACAACGGTCAGGCCCTTGAGGAGGGCACAGTAGTGCCAGCCCAGATTTTCGAAGACATGGGATTCCCAGCCCGGGCCTAGATTCTGACACAACTCCGCAGCATAGGCGGTGGCTTGTTCCCGGGTGGTGAGATAGCCAGTGGGTTTCAAAATAAGTCCTCCTCGTACCGGTAGTCTACTCCGTAAACTCCTTCGTAGCCCTCGATATCCCGCCGCTGGTACGCAGCTTCTGACCAGTTGTCGTATGGACCTGACTCGAACTTCTTAGGCTCTCCGTCAGGGGTCAGGCCCTGTCCTTCGACGTGATACGTGACGTAGATTTTCATGGAGACTGTGGGACTCCTGAAGGTGGGGGTCTGGTACCGCTGATTGTGGTGCCGCTGCGATGGTAGTAGTCCTTGAGTTCCCAGCGTAGCTCGGCGGTAAGCTTCATCATCTTGGCCAGAGCCCAGCGGTTTCCTCCGACGCCGTTGTAATTAGACCCAAGCTCGTGTTCCACTTCGTCGAGGAGCTGATGTATTTTCCCTGTATCCATGGCTAGGCCTGCTTCTTGGCCCTGAGGCCAGTCGAGGAACGGATTGCCGGAGCGCAGGTCCCGGAGAATACTGTCTTGTCACCCAGGCATCGCTTGCACCTGACGTTATTGTGACCGAGCTTGTGACCGAGCTTCTTTGCAGCAACTCGTTGCTGGGTTCGGGACATCCTTCGCGCGGTGCGGCGCTTGGCCTTCTCTTTGGTTTGACGTTCAGCTTTGACTTTGGCTGCAGCTTGGTCGAGGACCTCATCCGATGCATTGGCCAGCATTTCCGGTGTCAGTGGAGCTTCCATTTTCGCAGCATCCTCTCTATTCCTTCCGGGGTGGGATTGTCAAGTATGGCCTGGACTTCCTCGGCATCTTCCATCCTGGGGAAGACAATCGAGGTCGACCTGCCGGTGGTGGGGTGCTTGAAAAACACACCCCATCCCCATCGGACCTTGTAGGCCATTAGTTCAGGACAACTTGCTTGACGTCGATTCCCGTCGTGGACGTGATGAAGTCGAAGGCGTGACGCTTCATCAGGGCACCGGTGCCGAACCAGGCGCTTGCGGTTCGTTGCTCGTCGACCGTGTTCGGATTGCCTCGACGGACGCGGGTCGTGCGCTTGTGGTCCACGTATTCAGCAACCGCGTTCAGCGCTGCCCAGGCGGTGCCCTGGATACGGGTTTCCTCGTGGCCGGCGCCGTTTTCAAATAGGTCCAGGAGCGTCAGGCGATTGTTGACCGTCCGGGTCGGAATCTCAGCGACACCAGGGCCGACAGGGAAGAGCATCTTGGTCAGGGCCAGCATGTTGCCAGCACTGAATCGGGTCTCGTAGAGACGATTGGCGACTCGTTCATAGGCCCTGTAAAAGCCCATGGCCTGACCAAGGGTCTGTCGGGCTACGTCGAGTTTCTCGTCCATGCCTCCGGTGTGGCGGATGCTCACTCGGTCCGAGGAGTTTGTCCGCAGGAAGCCGCTATGTAGAAGATTCGGCAGCTGGTTGGTGCAGAACAACCGGATGGCGTTGATGAGTCCAGACAGAGCCGAGGTTCCGTCATGACTGTTGAAGAGCGTGAGGTACTTCCGGGTTACATCATTGCCAAGGCGGATTTCGCCTGGGAGTTGAAGGCTCAGGTAAATCTTCTTTCCATCTTCGAAGCTGCCGGCGCGGGCGAACTTGACGCCTTCGTCGCGGGCTAGAACGTCGGCGACGCTAAACATGTCCGCGTTCTGGACGAGGGAGTAGTTTTTGCCTACGACCCCGAGAGGCTTGCCGTCGTTGACCCGGATAATAGCCTTGTGGCTGGTCACGGGTCCGTTCGAGGCCGTGAACAGAGGTACGGTGGCTACTTCCCAGTTGAGTTTGGCGATTGCCAGCGCATCAGACGAGGTCTTTGCTTCCGAAACGTCGATGCCGGGGATTCGATTCATTGTGTCTGTTCCTTGGCCTCTGGATTGAGGTTGAGTTGACCTTAGCTCAGTCTTCTTTAACTTGTCAAGGATGCGAAGGGTCTTCGCCGCAAGTGCTTGGTTTTATGGTATTTCCGAACGGTGGCTTCCAGTCTTTGCCCTTGGCCAGGTAATTGTCCATGATGAACTTGGCGTGTGCGATACTGTGTTCCAAGTCACCCATGGCCCGGTGCTTGGTACTGCCGGTGCTGGGATAGAACGTCTGGATATGGCCAAGGTCTGAAAAGGCTTTGAAGACCGACATGTTCAGGTGCCGATACGAGAACCGTCTGAACAGGTCCGCTGGTAGAAAGCTCTTGTCGAAATGAGGATTGTTCCCGGCGAGGTAGATGTCATCGTTGTAGGCCAACTGCTTGCGGAAGAAGCCCTCCAGGTCGCCGAGAACTGCGCCGATGCTGAATCCAAATTCAACAGCCTCTTGGTAGAGTCCGGTGGTCAGGTGCGAAGCAAAGGTCATGCTTTCAAACGGATGGGTTATTGGCTTCACTAGGCTATGGAAGCGAGCCTGGTCTTGTTCCTGGAAATACTTGTCTGTGATGATTGACGCGATTTCGAGAATCTCGTCACGCTGCGGGTCGAGGCCGGTAGTCTCAAGGTCCAACCATACGAGTCTGATGCTCATGGTCTCAACTCCATTTCGATGATGACAAATTCTCTGTCGATAGCTTCCCATCTGCCTTGGGTATAGTGTTTCCCCCAGTCGAGCATGTCGCCACCATGGTGCTCGGCGTATTCCGCGGCGCCTTTCCACGATTGGAAGACTCCCAGAATCTCGATATCATCCAAAATATCCAAACCTTTCTCTTGGAGAAGGTAGACCCTGGCGGAAGAAACAGCAGTGAAAAATATTTCCCGCTCCCCGTCGTCACGCTCTTCGTTGGGAGCAAAAGTAGTCATGCGAAAAACTCGGCCGTCGCGGATGTCAAGCCAGAAATTCTCCCAATGGGAACCTGCCTGAGGACATTTGTCGCAACTTTGGTAGATATGAACTGTCCCAGAATACGCAGAATCTGTAGCTACGAGCGGTCGTGGAGGGTCGAGATTAAGACCAGCAGCACGGCAGTTGTCGATGTCCGCGGTGTTGCACTCCTCTAGAATTCGACCGTCTGCCATGATGCGGTAGTTGTCCAGCGAGCAGTCCAGGTCCTTGGTCTGCCATTCTTCGCGCATCACATGCCCGTTGCGGCATAGTCGCGGGGTCTCGAAGCGGAATGAATCGAACATGCCCATTAGCGTAGCTCCTGCAGTGCCCTTGCCACCGGGTCGAGATTGAGTTCGTTCGGAATGAACAGCGCGTCGTAGCCCTGGCATGGCGACGAAGGATAGCAAACGTAGGTGATGAGTATTGCCCATCTGAGGGCTTCGGGGTCTTCGAGCACAGCCCCGCAGAGAAACCAACTACGGAATGGCATGCAATCGACTTTTGCCCTCAGGAACTTTGAGTCAGCGAAATGCTGTTGGACCTCGACTATCGCCAGCTCTCGCTCGCTCATCGGTCGACCTTCGATGTCCACCGGCGGCGAGTCGACTTCCGCGCAGGCGCCCACCGACAAGAGAAGCATGAAGAGAAGAAGGCGCACTAGAATCCTTTCTTATGGTAGAGAATTTCCTTCAAGGCCTCGCGGGCATACCCGCTGCTTTCATAACTGTCGAATTCTGACTCAACTTTGCCGATGATACCCCGGACCAGATAGTCAAGGTGCTCGCGAATCAAGGCCCGAGTTTCTGTGACCTGGTTAAACGTGAATTGAGATTTCCATTCGGGAAACAAGCGTTCAAACAGTTCATCCACTCGGTCGTCTAGGGTTCTTGGTCCAATTATGCCCATGCTACACTGCTCCTACCTTCCGCGATGCGGATACGGTTGTCTGGGTTGCCGTCCCATTCTACTACAAGGCCATTCAAGTTCTTGGCGGTACAGTAGACCAGATGGCCGATGTTCTTCTGTGTCAGTCCGGATGCCCCGGGGCCGACGTCGAACGCCAGGTAGACTTCCTTGCTGTCTTCTAGGCGTTCGCTATCCTGTTTGTGGTAGAAGACGACACCCTTCTTGTCTCTGAGTTCTTCCTCGGTCAGTGCCTCGAAGCCGCAGCCGAGGCAACACATCCAATTCTGTTTAGCCAGGAAGCCCTCCTTGCGGAGGTCCCGGAAAAATCGGTTCAATTTTTTCTTAAATTCGGTCATGGCCCCAGCCAGATTCGGTAGTAGTCTGCGAAATCATACAACTCGTCGAGTTTTTTGTCAAAGTCTTCGACATCTGCCTCGGAATCTTCAGCCAGGTCGCGGAAGTCCTGGTCAAGGTCCGTGTCCTTGAAGAGGGTAGGATTCTCCGCCAATTTGCCGGCAATCTTCACCGCGGTCTGCCGCCAGTCGAGGGTGTTATCGTTTAGGAAAACCTTGATGTCGACGGTGCCGCGCCAGGGTTTCGGGGAGTAGCTCATGGGGTTTATCCGAATGGGTACAGGTGGCAGTTGCGTTCAGCACTCCACCGGGGACCGGCTTGGCCTTTCTTGACCCGCGGTCGATAGTGCATATTCAAAGCGTGGTCTACTTCCATCTGAGACCCACCGGTCATTTCCATGATTTCTGCCAGGCTCCAATTGCCAGGGCGTTTGATTTTGGCGAGAACTTCATCTGGGGTCATGGAATCTCCGCGTGCTCCGGGCAGTGCCGGCCAGGATTGGTGTCAGTTCGAAGGCAATTCGGTCTGGAGCAGACCCGGACGAATTCCTCTACGTCCATGATAGTGGCCTTGGGATAGAAGTAGAGAACCTCATCGCGGTTCCGGGCATAGCCCACCGACGTCCAGGTATGACCCATGAGGCCAGTGTCCTGGAAGATGATGTAGCCGCCGTTGGATTGTGGCGTGGCGACGGTCAGGTCGCCGGCTGTGACTGCAAGGCGCTTAGCCATGATTCTGGTTTTATCCGAAGATAATATTTTTGTCAAGTAGCAGCCCCGGGAGTCGAACCGATATCTCAGGCTTATGAGGCCCGCGTTGGTTATCCGTTCCACTCGGCTGCTATAAGTCCATCTTAAAAGAAATCCTGGTACCTTTGGCTTGACTAATGACGGTGCCGTTGTCCCAGCTCTGGAACATGCTCTGCATGCGCTTGAGGACGCTGACTTCGTCTTCTGGTAGATACTGGTTCTCGTCAATGAACCTTTGAGCATCCGTCGCAGTTTTGAAGACAGCCAGGAATTCAGTACAGCCATCGCCCGAGGTCTCTCGAAGCACCATGAACGCTCCGCCGTCCCGCGTCTGTTTAATCAGCCACATTGGTTATGCCGTCCCTTCAGCTTCGAGTTTTTTCAGGTCCGTGATGAGCTTGCCGATTCCCTTGGATAGCCTCTGGTTGCGGGCCTTGGCTGTCTCCGTCGGCCGGCAGAGGTAGAGCACGGCTGCGGTTACTGGCTGGCCTTCGACTAGGAAGTCTCTGGTGGAAGTGAACGCCCGGTAGTTCTTGCCCCCGACATTCACTCGACCCTCAACGTCATGTCCGCTCATTTGCGGTCTTTGCAGATACCGTAGACCGTAGACTCGCAAGCCGTTGCGCGCGACTTCAATGACCAAGCCGACCAGCTTCTTGATAGTGCCGTCCTGGTGCCAGCTAACGTCGAAGCGGACTCGACCGTCGGTAATAGGCGCCGGGAATGGGATGACTTTGGGCCATATTGCCGCCGTTAGGTCATCATTCGATGACCATTCCGCGAAGGCCACGATGCCCTTGAGTGGTGGAACGTCTCTCGTTTTCATGGTTCCTTCTTTAGCAAGCGAAAATATTTTTGTCAACTGCCGAATGTGGGGACTTGGACCACGGGCTTCAAGTTCGCGTCGTGTTCCAAGGTGTAGGGGCTACCGTAGCAGCTGTGGTAGAGCAGGATTCCAACGGGCTTGATGTCGGTCACCCCGTAGTCTGCGGAAGTTTTCTTGATGGAGGTGTAGATGCGCTTGACTGTACGGCCGGTGTCGATGAGGTCATCCACGATGAGATAACGGGTCCCGTCGGACGCGAATCCGTTCACCCTGTGGCTGTCGTGGGAGTCATCCCTTTCCTTGCGTACAGATAGAATCGGGAGCTTGAGCTTGTACCCCAGGATGGCGATGATGAGTCCGGATTGACCGCAACCGGCCAAGGTATTGACTCCGTGGGTTGCCTGCAGGCGGCGGATTTTCCTCGCGAGTCTGGTCACGAGTTTCGGGAGCGTCAGTGGGTTGAAAATGTCTGACGTGTGACCGGGTGCGATGAGACGACCGGAGCCCTGTTGATAGAAGTCGTCAATTGGCATAGGATTAGCGGGCATGTCAGACCTTAGATGAGGGGTAGAAAACGGTCGTACTTGTCGCCGGTCGCCTTCACAATCTTGGCCGCGAGCTTGACCGTGGCCTCATTGCGGGGGTCGTACCACCCCGAGCCCTTCTCGAAGATGTCAGCCCAGGCCTCAATAGCGACCAGGAATAACCTCATCGCCTTCTGCTGTAGGGTTCGATGGGTCCGGGTCGTCAATTGCTCGGCAAACTCCTTCATGTCGCTCTCGTTGGCCTTGTTCACGAACTCGTCTACAAGCTCGGCCAATTCAGTGCCGGATAGGTCTCGACCATGGACAGTGACGGCCAGGCGATTCTCTCCATGGAGATAGATGACTTTGCTACTCACGGGTATATCCCACTTTCAGGTAGGCGTCGACGAATTGTTTGAGGAGGGCCTCGGCGGGGACTGCAACCGCGTCCCGCATCTTGCCAAACTTCTTCCAACCGTAGCTGTGCCGGCGGCCATCGGACGAGAACCGGATGTCGCGCTTCCGGAGGATAGAACCATCGCTCATCAGCGCGACCGTGGTTCGACTCCAGTTCGTGAGGTCGTCGGTGGGGTCCTCGCGGACTTTGCTCAATCTGACCAACTCCGTTCTGCCCCGCGCGTTCAACTTTGCCATTTGGCTCTCCAGGCGTTTGTGGTAGACTCTTTATCCAACGTGGAATATTTTTTGTCAATAGGCCCTCCGCGGCACCGTATATTCTACTGTGAGTGTACCTGCGCTGAGGTCAAGAAATTTGCTGACGGTCAGGGCATACCTCACTTCTACCCACTTGACAAAACCCGCGAGGCCATGAAGAAGTTCCGTTTTTTCAAGGACATCAGTCATCGACATTTTGCCGACAACAATCATTACCGCCCGGACTGTAAGTGTCCTCTGTTCTGGGCTGTGCACATCGGCGGAAAACACGTGATGAGTTTCAAGGAAGATAAAGGCGTCCAGTTGCTCTCTGACACAATCTCCGCTTCGCCCGGGAGTCAATCTATCCTTTAGGGAGCGTGAATGTTTCTCGACCTGACAGAGCACTTGAAAGAGCTACGCGAGACTGCGGCTCTGATTTTGCCCCGGGTTGAAAAGATTCTTGCCGTCCGGCGGAATCTCAGAGCCTTCAAAGACCATCTGGGAGTGGTTCGCTACTGCAGCTCTGACGTCAATGCGGTCGTGGACACCGTGGAGATAACTCACAGGACCGATGAAGAAGACGGGGTCCTGGAAATTCTACCGTCGGTTCTGGACGAGGGAATGCACATCTACTCGGACCCGCCAATTTTCATCCTCGGGTATCGGAATCCGAAAGGCTTTGGAGAAGTTCCGCTGCATGATTGGCGGGACATTCTCAATGACAATAATATTTCTGATGCCGTCATCCGGAAGGTCCGGTTGTATTTCAAGAAGCACGCGGCCGTGAACTACGACCAAGTCTCGGAAGAGCCAAAACCGGTTGAGGTAAAACCGTAGACTGTGGTAAACTCCTAGCTTAGGAGACTATCATGGCCACTGCAGAAGAACGACTCGATGCTTTTCGTCGCGATGCCATGAAGGCATTGTTGGAGAAGAACGCAGGTCCTTTGCTTTTTAATGGTATCCTTTGTGAGGATGCTCGCTGGGAAGAGTATAGCGTCAACACGAAAAAAGTCATTCAGCGCTTGGCGGAAATTGCCGAGACCGTGGCTCAAGAACAATTGAAGGCTTCTTACCGTGGGTGATATTGAAGCCAAAATCCGTTGGGACCAAGACGCCAACGCTTGTTCGAAGATTCCGCAAAGGACCTGGGAGCAAAAGAAAATCCCATTCAATGAGTGGATAAACAAGATAGATATTTACTTGGACCGGGATGTCAGGTTGTATCCGAACTATTGGGCAGAAATCACCAGGCGCGCAAATGCTGAAGCGTTGCCCCTGCGCGAGCAAGAATTGGACCATTACAAGGAAGAGCGTATACCTTCGACTTGGGACTACGCCACGACTCGGACTCGGCAAGTTCCGGTGATGAAGACTGTGGTTTATATGCCGGCAAAGGCTATCCGTCGAATGCGCGCCAAGTATCAATTGGAGAATCCTCCACGCCCGAAGTATGGTCCGAAGATTGATTTCTGGATTCAGGATGAACTCCGTGACCTTGTCAAAGAGCACGGTGACCACTGCAATAACAACTGGCGCTGGGCGGACAAAAAGAAAAATGGGGAAGTCCGGAGGTATAAGCGCGCCCGGGACAGCGGCTGCTGCGGTTCGTACGACACCGAGGTCGAGTACAAGCCCATCTTTGGGAAGCCTCGAACCTTTCTGCTAGGGTTCAACTATGGACACTAAAGAAATTCGTGTCTGTGCTCGATGTAAACATGAAATTCAAGGCAACGACATTCACCTGGCGTTGCCAGACGGCTTCAAACGTCTCTGTGCGATTGTAACCAATCTTCTGGGGACTGAAAAATGACCACGCGCCGGAGTGCAACTGGAATTGACCTGGAAAAGCTCAAATCAGACCCCGGCACCGAGGTCTTCCACAAGAAATGTGACCAGCGCGTTTTCTACGACCCGGTCACGGACTATTTTGACTGTACCAACAACCACGGGGTCCACAACGCCAAGTCTCCGTGCCCACGTTGGAAGGGGTATATCTGCGACGAGCATCAGTGGAATCAGCGTGTCCTTATAACCGGGCAGCCAACTTTGGGCTGGAAGGCGTATTTGGCCGAATATTTTTACGTCAACGCTCCCGACTTGGAAATGGTCTGGAAGCTGTACTTTGACGAGAAGCTTGGCTGCACGATGTCCAGGGAAATGACACCCGAGGAACTCCAAGAATATTATCACCGAGTCTCGCCTTGGTCCACGGCCGGCCGCAGGTTGTGATATACTACGCGCATGTTTGGAAAGTACGACTGCATCGAAGACCCGGAGATTGAAATGGAACAGCAAGAAGCGAAGAAACTGGATTTTGACGAAGTGCAGGATTTCGTGGCGCGAGCCCAACAGCAAGGCTATCCGCTGGATTTTACCGGTGACATTGCGGAGGGTTCGCCAGCTTGGGTTAGGCTCCAAATTGCCAATCTTGAAGGAATGGCAGCAAAAGGCCCTCTCAGTGATATTGATGCTCAGTACCTTGTCAGTCTTCGCGATGCTCTTGGCCGAGGTAATGTTCAGGAGTTTGTTTTCGTTGAGAATCTACTCCGAGAGAAACTTGGCAAAAACTACGCCAAGTTTGTGCGCCGACGTGGCAAGCACTCTGAAGAGCTGAAGCGCCTGGAAGCCATTAACGCAGAACTTCAGAAAGAGGTTGAGCTTGCGGCTCAGCTTCGTGGTGGGGCCTATCCCAGGTTAAATCACATGACCACGGAAATCGATGAAGTTAGCGGGGGGTCGGTTGATGTTCCTAATACACTCGCTGCTGCTTTTGAGGGCTATTCGGCCCAGGCCCGCATTGACCCAGGAACGTATATCGTCGATGTCGACAAGAATCACAGGCTTACCAGCTTCAAAGTTGAGCCCAAGACCTCGGAACAGACTGCGACTTCGCTCGGTGGTAAGATTATTCCGGTCAGTTTTTGGACTCGGGTTTACAATTGGTTTTTCCTCTTGGGCCGCTATCGTTTCGGGGGCTCCTTCCGCAATCGTGAGTAGACAATGGCCATTGAAGCCAAAGTTCTTGCCGACAGCATCGCCAATGGCCATCGGCTGACGACCTTTCAGCTGAAGTTTCCGCGTTTCATCTTGGCTGAGTTCAACACTCATCGGGCCTTGAGCCGGAATGCAAGTTCCAGCCGGGCCATCCCGGTCAAGAAGGTACTGCAGATGGTCAGAGAAGACCCCGCAATGCCGGTGTTCTGGGGCAAGAATCAACCGGGCATGTTGGCTGAGGAAGAGATTTCCGGCGGAGTCAAAGATATTGCCATCAGGCGTTGGCTTCGGTTCCGGGACGATGCTGTCCACGAGGCAGAATGGTTCGACTACAATGGAATCCATAAGCAACTCAGTAACAGATTAGTCGAGTTATGGATGAACGCGCATGTTGTCTGTACAGGCACTGAATGGGAAAACTTTTACGCTCTGCGAACAGACAAAATGGCCCAACCGGAAATGAAGGTGCTGGCTGATACTATGCTCGAAGCCCACAATGCCAGCACCCCAGTCTCTCGCGAACCCTCCTGGGCCGATGAAGAAATTAACTGGCATCTTCCGTATATCAGCGAGGAAGACCGTCGTATTCTCCTGTTCCCGAATGCCATGAAAGTTAGTGTAGCCCGATGCGCCCGAGTTTCGCTTGTAAACCACGACGGGACAACCCATAATCTGGGTAGAGATATAGAGCTTCATGACCAGCTGAAAAACAATGGCCACGTCTCGCCGTTCGAACACCAAGCCAGGCCCGCGATAGATGATGAGACTGGCTCTGGCAACTTCCGGGGTTGGATGCAGTACCGGTATTTCCTTCCCAACGAAAACCGGTCCTTCGAAGGACTTCGGAGGATATCATGAGGGGAACAATCAGAGACGCGTTGGTCCAGGACCTGATGACCATGGACCGCCGGGAAACGGTCCGGGAACTCGACACTTTCCTGGTGGACCTGTACAAGGCCTTGGCAGACTACGACCTGAACAAAGGCGATGCGCATTATCTCAGTGTCACCCCCGAGCTTCAATACCTTGAGGAAGTGGCAATCTTGAGTCGAGAGCGGTTCCTGAAGATTGGTCGACCGCCCGCCCCTCCTCTGCCGGCTGCAGGTGGCAAATGACCGACGACATCAAAAAGAAACTGGCCGAGATTGCCGAGAAGATGAAGACCGCGACTCCGGCGCAGAAGAAGGTCCTCAGCAAAGAGCTAGATAAGCTCTTGAACACCCGGGCCGAGGAGTCTCCTGAGGACTTTTACCCTGAACCTCAATACATCGGATACGATGATGAATTCTTCGAAGATGAGAAAGACTCCGAAGATGACATCCTGGATTACTAAATGGACACTGAAATCAAAGCCAAGTGCGAGCATCAACTGCTGGTTATCCAGGACATGCGTCGGGCTCAGTCGGTAGCTGACAACGACTATTTCAAAGTCCTGGTCTGTTTGAGCCACGAATATCTCAAAGGCGATGATGTCAACATGTGCCTCTCCCTTTTGAATCAATGCGCGCCCGCATACTTCAAGGACGTCCAGCCGCAGCAGATGCGCGAAGACCCCATGTATTGTGGCCTGGTCATTCTTCTGGCAGAGCTAATTCAGAAGAAGGGTTTGGTAGAATATGTACAGGGCGGTTTGATTCCAACCCAGGCTCCGGGGCTAGCATGAGCGAAAATACCGAGAACATCGAATCCGTATCTGACGAAGTCGTAGCTATTGAGAAGGTCTTCACTCAGGAAGAAACTAAGCTTTTTAGAACCAAGGCTCTTCTCTTTCAGTTGACCGGCGAAGCCCTGAGGGCTAAGGTCGAGCATGCTCCGTCGGTACCGGTCTTTTCTGGGGAGAAGCTAATCGGGTATGCCAGTACCTGGCAAGACGGCCCGAGAGTGAGCGCCGAATTGGTCATCGACTACTCGACTCCTGAGCGTCTGGAAATCGAGAACGGTGGAGCCCTCTACGCTGCCCCTCAGGTCGAGTTCTACCAGATGGTCGAGACCTCGCCGTATTCCATGCAGTGGATTCCCACAGTCATCAGGGTCCTTCAAATCAAGATTGTCAACAAGAAGCTTTTCGAAGGTATGGAGCCCATCGGGAAGATTTTATGAAACCCGTTCCCGGATGGTGTTTTTTGTCTGGAACTACTATCTGGGTTGAACCAGCTGAGGACAAATCAATGTTGATGACTTTGGAAGAGTTTTTGAAGAAGTTCCCTGAAGTGAAAAGCGCCCGGGGACTTGACCTAAACAGCCTACAAGGTCTCATGTCAACCACAGAGCGCGAGCAAGAAATCGGACGGCAGGTTCTTAGGAATCTGAAGCAAAAAGCTGATGTATGAACAGGCAGGAAATTTGGTATCCCCACTGGGTTTTCGTGGTCGGAGGTCGAGCGATGGTCTGGAAATTTGGTGACGAGCACATAGCGAGTTACCGAGAGCATCTCCCCGACGGTAATTTTCGTCAGTCTGGTCGTTGGGCCAAGGCCCGAACCGCAGAAGAGGCAGCCGACACGGTCAATGACCTATACTTCCGGTACGAGTTGTTGCCTTTTATAGGATATACTTGCGAGACGTGCGGAGGCTCCTACGACGCCCAGGGGCTGGATAGCATCTTGATTGTCGGGGTGAAATCTTGTGATGCCTGCATGAACGTTTTGTTGAGTTTGGGGCTCGACACTCTGGGTAAGCTCAAGCACTTTGTACAGATGTTCAAACACGCTTGGGAAGGACAGGACATCTTTGACTGAACACGACGTAGACGACGGACACTGCAGCTGCGGGGC